AAATCGCGACAGAAGCCCTTGGCGGAGCCGATAGTACCAAAGATACCATATACCTTTCCAAAATAATGAAACATATAATAAGAGAAGTAACTGTAAAAGCATAATAATGTATGTGTATGAAACAACCGAAATCGCAAATCATGAAAAAAATAAGTATAATAGCAATAAATAATTATGCACATTAACTATATAGTATGTCTGGGTTCTATGATTCAGTGACACGTTTTTTAAAGCCTTATATGTTTTATTTATTAGTAGCATTTTTGCTATTGGTATTCATATTTACAGGGTTATTTGCATACAATAAGTACGTAAAGAAAGATTTAAAGGAAAAGCCGTTTAAAGATGTAGCAAACTCGAATACAAAAGGTGAAGAATTACAAATCTTATTTTTCCATGTAGATTGGTGTCCTCATTGCAAGACGGCAAAGCCAGAATGGGAAAGTTTCAAGAATTCATTCGACGGAAAGCAAGTCAACGGATATAATATAGTTTGTTTAGGTGTTAACTGCACGGAAGAAAACAGTAAAATCACCAAAACCATAAATAAATACGATATAGATTCGTTCCCTACTGTAAAAATGAACCGCGGTGGTAACATAATCGAATACGATGCTCGCATAACGCTTAATAATTTAGAGGAATTTGTAAAGTCGTTCACAGAGAAATAAGCGTACAGTATAATTTATTATAATAATATTTTTAATAAATTATGAATTATGTATGTAATCAAAGTTCTTCAACAATATCACTAATTATGACGGAAACGCTAACATCTTCATTAACATCTTCATTAACATCTTCCTCATCAACAACAACAATGATATTTTCCAAATCGTCATCTAATTTGGCAGCAGGAAGATGGTCGGGGTCAATGTCATTATATTGTATTTTGCGCGTAAGATACGATGATAAGAACACATTCTGTTCGGTGTTGACAACAGCAAACACATCTTTAATTTTGAGACCCATAAATAACAAATTGGTAAGCAAAACGGTAAGTGTCTTGTCGTTAAGGTAGTTAGCACCAATGACATACGTACTGATGGTCGAGTTAACCGCGAATGCACCCATTGATACATATCCAGCTCTTCGGTAAAGTGTGTCTAAATCCCACAATTGGTTTTTTTTAATAGGATCTAATTGTTGGATAGCAAGTTTAACTGCATCATTGTCGCGAGGTAAATTGGGGTTAACATTTAAATAATTAATCATTTTGTTTTCACGCGCGACTTCTATTTTGTATAGAACGATAAATGATAATAATGTAAGCATATTAAATGCGAACGCGGATTTGGTTAAACCCTCATCAGATCGATTGAAATTCCCAGTAAATGAGCAAATTTGTCCATCACAGTTTTGGGGTACAAATAGAATTAACAGAGCACCCATGAGAACACGATATACTTCGAGTACAAGAGTAGTACCAACAGTCATTTTTTGTTGAAAGTCTTGATCTTTGTTGAGTTCAGCAAACTGTTCAATGAGGGATGGTCGTTTCTTCATCGGAGGTTCGTTCGGAAGACAAATCTGGTTCTCCATTATACATATTTATTAGATTTTTAGCGGGCTCAACACCTCTGTCTATAAATATCTTACGGGTATCTTCACAATTAAGTAAAGACGCAAAATCAAACCCTTCGGTCACCGATAAATCCAATGTGATTTCGTATTTGACACGATTAACAACGGTACGTTCGATACAATTTTTCAATATTACACTCAACCATGTGCTAACATATGATAGCAAATTGGTATATTCAATAGATTTATTGACATTGTTGTTAAATATTCCTAAAATTTCATCGGCATCAATATCTTCGCAACTGTCGATAAGAAAATCAATTGGATAATTAGCATTGAATCCACCGTCAATATAATGAACGTCGTGAATTTTCAATGGACAAAATATGACGGGAATAGAAGCCGAACAATAAATAACATCAATAAGTTTTACATCGGGAAAATTTTCATAATTCATCAGAACGGGTTCGAGGGTGCATGCATTGGTACATAAAAAGTTGTTTTTAATATTCGTAATTTCGTAGAACTGTTTTAATGTGACGTCAATATCAATGTCTTTTCCACCGAATACAGGTTTTAAAATATTGATAAGGATAGTTCGATCAAAAATGCCACATTTCTCAATAGAATTAATATATTCGTAAATACCCATGGGAATGGCTTCATGCCATGGACGTTTAATAAAATAATCATCGAGAGTGTCACAGTCATATTTCAGTGCAATAATGGCGGCGATAAATCCGCCAATAGAAACAGATGTAATTGTTTCGAGATTGTCATAATTCACTACATTTGCCTTTAAACATTCTCTTATAATCCCCCAATAGGTGAAGCCATGAATACCGCCTCCCGAAATAACCAAATGTTTAATTGTCATGATAAGATGAAATATGTTCATATGTTTATGTTTTTTTGTATGAAGTAACTATACGATGTCTTTCATCTTTCCAAATGAGAAGGATAATAATAATAAAATAGATATAGATGATTTATTTGAAATGAACCACCAGAAGAGTTTAAAGCAAGTCTCGATATTTAATAAAATCTTGAATAGAATCCATAATAAAATCAAAAATACGAGTCGTAATAAAAGTTCTGATAAACATGTATGGTTTAACGTTCCCGAATATATATTCGGAGAACCTAGATACAACAAAGCGGAATGTTTGTCGTATCTAGTGAAAGATTTAGAATCCAACGGTTTTTTCGTGAATTATTTGCATCCCAATAATTTATTTATATCTTGGCAAAAATGGGTACCGTCCTATGTACGGAGCGAGTTCAATAAGGCGACAGGTAAGAAAATAAATCATTTGGGTGAAGTGCAGGAAGAAAAGCAAGATGAAGATGAAAAAGAACAAAATGCACAGGATGATGCAATGGTTGGACAAAATAAACAATCAAATTCTGATTTCAATTCAACCAAAGACTATAAATCGAGTGGTAAATTAATATATAATCAATCGTTATTTGACAAGTTAGAGAAAAAGGTGAGTTTCAAATAAAAAATTGAATTCGTTCAAATATATTATTACATGTATAATAATATATTAAATGCAATCCGAAAAACAAGAAGTAATACAATCCGAAAAACATGGAGAAGTCCAAAACACGAATAATAAAACACAGCGTGTAAAGAAGAATTATAGTGATTTTGATAAATCCAGACTGTGGAATATATTTGATACAGATATAACCGAAGAGGGTATAAATGACGAAACACAAGCGGAGTGTGTATATGATAGCGAGACACAAAACCGTTGTCAATCGTGCAAATCCGAATTAATGATAATGGATCACGATTTTCCAACGTGTATAAACCCAACATGTAGGATTGTGTATAAAGAAGTCTTGGATTTCTCACCCGAATGGTCATATTATGGAAATGATGACCGAAACGGCAAAGATCCAGCACGATGTGGTAATCCGATTAATCCCCTATTAGTGGAATCATCTTTTGCGTGCAAGGTAATGACGAATAACAAGTCGTCGTTCGAGATGCGTAAGATTCGTAAATGGACAGAGTGGCAAGCCATGCCCCATCGAGAGAAGGCATTGTATGACGAGTTCCAATTTATTACAATAATGGCTCGTAATTCGGGAATACCGAAGATATTTATAGATTGTGCAATGACAATTCATAAGGACATTTCTGAACAAAAAATGTTTAGGGGGTTAAACCGAGATGGTATAAAGGCAGCTTCGCTGTATATTTCGTGCCGATTAAATGGATGTCCACGAAATGCACATGAAATCGCGGACATATTCAAATTGGATAATGCGGCGGCGACGAACGGATGTTCAATGGCGGTAACAATTCTGAACAACATAGAGCGAAACCTAATGCCATGTGAGCAGACGACATTGCAGACAATTACACCCATGTCGTTTCTGGACCGTTTTTGTAGTAAACTGAGCTTCACTCGTGAAAACATCATGTTGTGTAAATTCATTGCGAAAAAGATCGAAGTCTTGGATATAACGTCGAGTAATATCCCACATGCAATTGCAGCGGGCATTATATTTTTCGTGTCTCAAATCACGAGTATGAATGTGAGAAAGAAGGACATAAAAACGATTTGTGGAGTGAGTGAAGTGACCATAAACAAATGTGCCAAAAAGTTGGACGAACATAAAAGCCAGTTGGTCCCGCAACAAATATTGGATAAGTATTACAAAGAATAATCCTTTGATATATCAATAATTTTATAAGTAATTCCAATTTCATTAAGGTTTTCCCATAATCCCGAAAGTTTCACAATAAACTGTGAATTCTTGGTAATCGTATTGGTACCGTGAACTTTTACATAGCCAGATTTAAGCTGTTGTTGAAATATAAATTTATGTGTTTTTGATTTATTAGTGTCATAAAGCCGCAATAGAGCTGATTCAATATTCGATAGATATGATATAATTTTTGCATTGGTTTCATGATGTATATCAAATTTAACGAATGTTTTATTATAATTATGATTAATATCTTTAATTGTAATTGGAAAAAAGAAATACAAGCCATTCATTGAAAAGAACGAGTTCGAGTAAATAATTTTAGTAAAATGTCCATTTGTGATCATATTGTCCTTTGTTTCTAGGAAATTAATATGATCATCATTAAAAGAGTCCATATATAATACAATGTTCATTTTCGATAGTATAATACAATTATAGCATCTATATAGTTGTATTTTTAAATATTTTCATTTACTACTGATAGATGTAAATAATTTTTTGCGTGAAGGGACGTTAATTTGGTTAGTACGATCAAAAATAAATTTTCGCGCCGTCATATTAGTAGGGGTTTCGGATGCCTTATTATAATTGTTAGTTGTATTGAAATCGATATAATATATAGTATGTTTTATCGGCTGCTCATTCACTTCTGTTTTGTTAACAACAATATCAATCACGTCGTGCAACGAATCTCCCATATTTCTAGCGGTTTTTTCTGCATTTTTCAAATTAATGTTTGGTTGACTTAATACACTGATTTGTATAAATTCTTTCGAGTTAGCTGGATAAAACGTGGTACGGTCAATCGGAATATGATTGTTTATGCATCGTTTATTCATGGTAGTGTCTTCGAATCCCCAGCTCCAATAGTTAGGAAACCCGTGAATATTTTCAAAATCGCCGGCACAAATACTGAATATTCCACCGAGTGCAAAATCAAACCCATAAAAATGTTTAACCGTACCTTTGGGTGTAGTAAATGTAAACATATTTTTTTTATATGGAATGGTGTCGACATCCTGGAACACAATAGTAATGTTCTTGTAGTCGTCGGGATAATTTTGTTTAATCGTGAGAAATCCTAAATTTTTAATAGCCCCGCGATTAAACGGTAACTCATTATCTTGTTGAATAAAAAACATCTCGTAGTTGGACTCGTCTTCTAAAATATATTTCATATAATTCAAATAAATATGCTTATCGATTTCACGATCCCTATATGGAACAATAATGATAAAATCAGGGATCATGATAAAATACTATACAGTATACTAAGAAGAAGTTTGTAGTAAACTAGACGACCATTTGTATTCTTTTGCATATTTGTTGCATGAATTATTGATCATTTTTTGACGTTTAGATTTATTATTCTTGTTATCATCATAATTCGTGGTGCAGAAAACTTGACGAGTTTGATTCAAACTATTAGTAACATCGGACTCCACATTTTTTTTAAGTTTGGTCATGTCGCTTTTGAGGTCACTAATTTTGTCTAGAATTTCCTTGTCCCGATTAGGTGTTTGGATAGCGCCAATATAAGTTTCGATTGTGCTGGAATGGATGATAAAAATGGCAGAAAATAAAAGAATTAGTACAATGTACATAATAAAATCCAATTCGATATTTTTTTGTTTCATTATAATATATAAATATATAATATAATGATTGCACAACCTAATATTATAATACCCTGGAAGGGGAGAACATTTAATGAAGTTGTCAGTGTAAAAAAAAAGAATATAGGAACGTCTGGAAATATGTATAAAGCCCATCCTTTAAAACTCTATCGTCGGGAAAGTGGCGCAGTCGGATGCGGCGAACGCAGTTCGGCTTCTACGAGTACAATGGACGTGCCTGGATTTACCACAGTAAATTCGAGCGTGACGAATTGCAATGGATTAAGTGGAACTAAGGATTTCAATTATACCGAATTAAAATGTGAAAGTGGTGCATTAACTAATGGCGGAGTGTGTTTTTCGAAAGAGAATGACGCAAAGCGTCGTGTTCGCAGTAGTGGAATGCCGAAAAATAATTATTTCACAAATACAAACCAATATTTAGAAAAACGCGCAAAGACATTCAAACAAAACCAGTATGCTGTAATTCGTCAAGGTGATGCAACATCAATCCCAGGAACATTCGGTGCTCAACAGAATATATATTCATCTTATGGTGTAACCAAATGTAAAATGCAGTTTCCCAATACTGTTTCATTTACTTATGAATGGTGGGGGACTGATGGAGCAGACCCGACAGTCGGTCCATCGAATAATGTAGTTACTATACCCGCAGGTGAATATAGCATAGACGATGTAAATAAAATATTCCAAGATACCATGATTAGTAATTACCATTATATAGTTCAGAAAAATGGAAAAGTGAAAGTAATGTTGATGAATCTTGTATATAATAGAGCATTAATGAAGATCGAGTTTAATACGACAGTATCCACTGGTGCAATATCATTTGCTCAAAAGTACAGTGACGCGAATGGATACGAAATGCCCAAAGACGAAGGTAGCGTTACGATAGCTACATGGACTCTACCAATCGTAACTACCAGTCCAGGTACATATAGTCCTGGTATAACTGTATCGAATGTTTTCCTGCACGGCGCACTTGGATTAAATGGAATATACCCGCGAACGGGTACTAATCAAACAGCGAATATATCGTCAGCACGCACTGCCGCGAGCGCGTCGTGGTTATCTTCATTAAACCCTGGATTGAAATCGAAATACATAGAAGTCCAATATAAACCAAACAATCCCCAATATAGTACACAAGGTGCAGTGTCATCGAGTTCCCGAATTGCGCGATTAAAGTATAATTCGATAACGAATTCATCGGTAGCATATAATACAGCATATGGTGCAGCAGTAGCGAACGCATTGGCTTATGGTGTACCGAGTCCTGGATATACCGAAAAGGATAAGATAGGATACCCAATAAAGCGAACACCCGTATTTATTTTAGGTGAAAGAGAAAAACGTTGTTGTTTCGTAAAAACAATACGTAATCTGATGTAATGTGGCATAATATATTTACAAAAAATGTATAAATATATTATAATGGAAGCATTGGTAGCCGAATGCACCGAACTGTACAAGAAGGAAAAAGAATTGTTCGAAGAATATTTACTCGTAAAACAAAAAATAACGGAAACCAATATATGTATAGAGGAAATGTGCGGAAAGAGCAAAGTAGGACATCAATATGTAAGTGAAACAGAAAATTGTCAATATGGAATGACATTCACCTATTGTAAAACATGCGGTCATGAATTATGTTGAACCTGTATTACGCCAGGAATATTATTAATTTCTACATCATATTTGTTGCACCACTGAATACATTTCAAAAGGTTGTTTTTCATATAATTCACAATTTTCTCATTGCGATTTTTATTATCATAAATCAAATACAGCGTTTGTGCGATACTTTCCAATTGTTGTTGCCCAAAAATGGCATTATATTCTTGAAATTTATTTAAAAAATATGAGGAAATCTCGATAGTTAAGAAGCGTTTCATTTGTCTATCTTCATTCATCAACATCAAATTAAATGGTTCATATAATAAATTATATACATCGCCCGTATAATTAAAGTTCTTGCATACAATATATTTTTCCGAATTTGCGTAGCGACTTGTGTGTGGTTTGACAATGTATACTTTACTATAAAAAGCAGTCAATAAATATATTAAATCAATACTGGATTGTAAAAAACAATCGAATATTTTCAAAATGAATGTCCCGCCTTTTTTTTGCATAATGAGTGCGTAGCATATTTGTCCAAACAATAATTTGGATATTTGTTGTTCTTGGTTATTAAAGTCTTCTGAAAAATCAAAGCCACCGTCACCAGTAATAATATTCATAGAATGTGCGTATTTGGTGTTGCAATGTGCGAAATTTTTGATATTTAAAATATTACCATCATTGGTTTCTCCGTATTCGATAAACACATTGGGATGACTTCTTAAAAATGTTTTACTTTTTTTCCACGAAGGGACATTATAATCATGGTCATTCTCATCAATAATGGTCATACCATAGTAAGAATCATGTTTGTTATTTCGAATATTAGCCAATGATTCGATAAATCCCCCAGGACCTTCTGCAAGATGAAAACTCCGAATAGGGTTAGGATCAACATGTATATTGAAAATATGCAATAGTTCGTGCATTTTAAAATACGAGCGAGACAATGGTTTATATTTCGAAATCGCTTTATGTTTTCCGGGAATAGCAGTATGTATAAATTCATATGGATTAATATATTTTTTATAATTATTCCAATCCTTTTCGATATTTGTAATTTGTTTTTTTACACTAGATAAATAATACGCAAGAGAAAAAGAAATAATAGTTTCTGGTTCGTCGTCAGTAAATTGTATATTAATATGGTCACAAATGGTTTGTGGCGTTTTTGGTAATAGATAATAAGTCATGATTTAATATAATATATCAAATCATCTTTATATTCATTCATCATTCGTCTTCTTTTATCTGTTTGATGGTCGCTTTCTTTTTCGTTTTTTTACTAATTTTAGCGACGGTTTCATTATCTTTATCGTCAGAATCATCATGATCTTTAACTTCTTCTTCTTCGTCACGTTTGATGGCATCTTTCATCTCTTCGGGTAGATCAATATTACTAAGCGCAGATTTCATGATATTCGTCGCATCAACATTTCTTACCTTTTTGAAAACAAAGTAGCGATTTAAGAACGAGATTTTCTTTTCTTCATCTGACATGGTAGTCGCTTTTCCACTGAATGCTCCTTTGTCGCCCTGCATTTTGGTAAATAGGTCGGAGAATAATCCACTATATGATGTAAAATTCATAGACAATGCTTCCTCATCACTGATGGGAATAAATCCATAATCCTCCATAACACTTACAAAATATGGGAAGTGCACCAAATACTCTCTGAAATACGAGTTAATTGTTTCTTGATAAACATTGATGGGATAACCAATGGATTGGTCGCTATCAGGGAAACCCGTTTCATCATACTCCTTAATCAATTCAAATATCTTTGTGTTGTTTTTCGTAATTGTGACGCTTTCGCCTTTCGTTTTATTGTTAAGTAATCTAAATACAGATTGACCATCATAACATGTGCCAATAAAGTGACCATTCAATGCAATTGTCTCACTTAGATTACATATAAAATTGTGTAATGTGCGCTTGTTTTCAAAGAAATAATGCAGGGCAAACTGACAAGAACCTACGTTAAATCCGTTCGCGCCAATTCCGAAACTTTTATATACACCATTACCAATCAATGTTTTGTCTTTTGGTCCAACACCAAACACTGCATTAGAAACATTTTTATCTTTTTCATTCGCGAATGAAATCCCCTTTTTAATATTTTTCGAACTGTCGCCGACAACGAACAATGCATCGAACATGTTACGGTTGTCGAGTGATTTTTTAATGTACCGAACGCACGCGCCATCCGAACGATTGCGAATATTATCGCGAGAAATATCAACGCCGAATACAAATTTTAGTTTGCTGGACATCCATTTGGGAATATCTCCACCCTTACCGACACTGTAATCAATTAAGGTGTCTCCTGGTCGGGAAACATTGGTAAACAGTTTGGATTTAACATATAAATTATGGAAATCGCGAAGCCCCCTAGTATGACTGATTTTAGTTGTGCTGTTATAATACACATCGCTATTTTCAAAGTAAGACGGGATATTTTCTCCACTGCGTAAAAGTTCCTTTGTAATGGGATAATGAATGGACCGCCAATTACTATTGGCAACATCGTAACCATTTCCGTAATTCTTATTACCGTTACGCAGTTCGGTAGTTTTGTCATAACGGACACGGAGTGGAATCCAATTCCATCCCTTTTCGCGATCGGGATTATATTTAAATTCGACAATCACGTTATCATCAAATGGTTCGCCCTCTTCGGTAAATAACACGTCGTTTTTCCCGTCATTCTTTGTATATAGATTGCACAAATATGCGGAATCGTCATATGGTTCAGTCGGTACAAATGGCATGGGTTTATAATTTGAGTTATCATGTTTGTTTTGTAAGCTTACAATGTTGTCCTGGTAAATGTTTTCACAAGGATTGAGATAACCATGGGATGTTTCGTCGAAACCACAATTCAATATCAATGTCTTGTATTTTTTAAGCATAGAATGAGAGCTTAAATCCTGACCATCTTCGTATACATGATGTGTTTCTTCTTCTCCTGTACTGGTCTTTTTAGTATTCACCAGAAAGTCAATGGTATTGAACTCAGGTGGTTTCCATTTGAATGAATGAATCCATGATATTTTGTGATTAACTGGAACATCTTTGGTAGTATTGCGCCCAACAGGTAGTAGATTGGGTGTGAAAATCAAACCATCGGTTTCGTATTCAAATAGTCCATCATCAATATTCGAAAGAATACGACTGCAACAATTGAAAATGGTGGTGTTTTCGTTCGAAACATAAAACGATTTGGGTTTAATTTTGAAATCGCTAATTTTATTCGAAATAATAGATGTATGATGTATATTTTTAATTGCATCTTGTAGGTAAAATAATCGGAAGTGGTGTTTTTCGTCATTTTCGACAATAAATGGAAGGCTACGTATATCTTTGCCGTTTAAATAATAAAGGTCGAATGCGGCATATAGATTAATAATTTCATTGAGTTTGTTCTGTTTAATGAATTCGCCATCAAATAATGTGTTAAATAATAGTTTCTCATCCGTTTTAGAACCAGTGAAAATGATTTGCATATTACTACTGATCATGAAAATCTTCCCTTCGCCATTGATGAATAATAGACGACGTTCACCATCCGCCTTTTCAGTCACGCAATAATTGCGGTTAATGTTGGGTACGGATGAATCATCGCTTTGTTTACTAATATTCTCCATTTGTAGCGTGTACGACGAAGGTCCGATAAAATGTCTAGTATTGATATATTGGGGAACATTTTTGCCATGAATCATTTCCATATATGAATTCCCGACGTCTTTTTGTTCCTGATAAGAAACGGGATATTTCGTATTTTGAAGTCCGCTAAGTACTACACGAATCATCTGTTTAATTTTATTGGTGAGTAATTGTGGGTCTTCGTATGGAGTACCAGCACCAACGCGTGAATTATCGAGTTCTAGCTCCACTTCATATTGTTCACTATTCGAAAATGTATTGGATTCTTGAATGGTAAAATGAGGAACAAGGCGTCGATTGACGCGCGAAGACGATTTTACAATACTCACGTCGACGAAAATGGGAAAATCAGGATGCGCAAATCGCACGCGATTGATAAGGCGGAATACTTTCAATGAACCGTTCCATTCGCGCGTAATCGATTTCGAAACATTCGAATAATGCTTGAAGTCTTGTTCCGTTTGAAATGCGGCGCGAATATTGAAACTCGGAATATCGACTGCGCGAATGGGCTGATCATCCTTTGTCATCGCATTGCGTTTTTGCGTGAATTTAATCTTACTACCAACCGTAGAATGCAAATCCAAAACCTTTTGCAAATCATTATGCGAACAATATTCTTTGATCACGTCTTCACCGTTTAATTCAACACGAATATTAGACATTTTGGTTTCACCAGACCGTTTATCGACAAACTCGTTAGTAATGCGAAGCATTTGAAACCCATTGGTATTCATTGAATCAAATCCACATGAAATGATGTGTTTGATTACGTTTTCATAATCAACACGATTCAGAGGCTTTTGTAATTTGGGATTAGAACCAAACCGAATTTCGAACTCTTTTTCCTTATAATTGTCCTTTATAATAGGTTGACTTTCTAAATAATGTTTAGTTAGAGTATCTAGTGTCATTGTCGATTTGGATTCCATATATAGTTATTATACATAATAACTATTTAATTCAATTTTTTATGTAAATCGTGCACGTGTTCACCATACTAATTCTCCATATATAGATTGGTAAAGCTCGCCCTTTTTCAGATTGATATCGACGTCCATGATTGTGGCATAATTGCGCAGCACATCCATTTTGTATGTTCCCATGCCGTTAAGTGGCTTATCGTAACGAACAAACTGAATTTGTTTTTTGGTATATTTGTCAGTCTGTGTGCAGTTGGCACATACTGTTTCGTATTTGGACTTTTCGGTAAATTTCATTACATGAGTGCGCGAATTCATTTCATTTTCAAAAGAAATGTAGAATTTGTTACTGTGATGCAACATAATAATATTGCATTTATAATAAACAACATATGCATATAGTACAGAAATAGTAGTGTTGCAGTCACAAATAAGTGAACTGGACAGTTCGTTAACAAATGTTTTCGTGACCTTTATATTGCACAATTTCATAAGCGCAACATTTTTTTTAATGTAAATCGACATATTGATTTTATCATCCAACAAAACATTTCCGTAGCGATGATGGATGTTAATATACTCTAAATATCCGTATTTTAGAATATACATGTTCCAATAGAGTGTATCCTTGCAATGTGAATGCAATTTATAATAATCATTTTGTTCTACTGGTCTAGTTGGTGCATTGTATGTTGGTACAGATATTTGATTCGTCGTTTTGTACACACGTGCCACCGCTGACAAAGGTTGTTGTTTGGTCACAGGTGAATTGAATTTTGGCTGTGGTGAGACCTTAGGTCCATCGAAATTATAAACACATGTTTCCTCTAAAATATTTTGTACATCGTTTTTATTCAACCGAATAATTGCACGTATATTAACATTTTTGTCGTAGATAATCTTACTGTTATTCGTAAAAAAATACTTTTTTAAATTAGTAATATGTACATTATTACTAATTTTGTTGCGCTTATAAACGTGATCTAATATTATATTAATATTATGCATTTCTAATATACATAGGACAATAGCTTTATGTACATTTATCATAATCAATTTACGAAGAATGCGGTTTCAAGATTACTCTTGATCGTTTCGTTCTCCTGGAAATGAATTTCTTGTTTTTCGTAATTATTAATGTATTCTTCTAACTTATTGATCAATGTGTGATTATTAATGTCCGTTAAATTAATAAATATACCGTTCATATTTTCATTGACATTGATATCGTTTTCAATAATTAATTTCAGTATTTCGATTTGATGTATCTTATCCATTCTTTCAATTTTCTCTTTCAATTTGTCCAAATCCATATAAAAAATAAAGGGAAATAGTATTTATATTATATTTATTTAACTTTTGATATGGATGCAATCGCGCAAATATATGGGTCATTTAATTCATAACGCGTACCAATTACCTTGACAACAATATTATCATTTTCTTTCAAACGATTAAAATGGTCGTCATTAAAATGATGATCTCGTGCAATGAAAATATGCAATGGGACACTTCTTGATTCTTGATCGAAATATTCCGCGTGAACACCCGCCTTGGTAATTGTCTTTGTAGTACATTCGATGAGCGTACCTTCAACGGGATTGCAAATAAAACATTCAAATACACAGGTGAATACAATATTCTCGCCTTCAACATTTCCGCTGGTATACGTAACAATTTTAATACTATTGTTTTTCACAATACCCTCCGGGATACATTTATTTTCCAACATGGATTTAATTTTATTCTCTAAATTTTGTTTAACCGTTTTCCCAACTTCATTGATGTGCAAACGTACTTTCTGTTCTAGAACGGAAAGAGCGTAAATGCCATATACTTTTTGTTCGGGTATCTTAGATGCCATTATTAATATAATGGCATATATTTTTATATGTTTTAATCAATTTTTATATTTATACCGCCCGCGAAATCTGATCCTTGTGTAACTTCAACGTTCGAGTAAGTTCGCATCTGTTATTTCTAAATACTCGCCATGGGGCTTAGACCCACCAGTGCTGCGTAAATCTAAACCAGATAGCTTGCCATCAACCGTTAATACGCGCATACCGCGCATTTTATACATGAGTACTAATGCCGAACCACTGGTAATCAATAACATTAATTGTCTGAATAATGCAGTAAATGTATTGAATATGGTTTCTGATTGTGTAATGAGTAGTTGTATTTGCGCAGTGACTTCAATCTCGCCACCAGCTAATCCATGCAACACCTTATCAAGTGCTAATTTGTGGCGAATAAGTCCAGTTTTCATATGGTATGCTGCAATTTGCACAGGATTGGTTGAAAACATCGAACCCGTCACCATTTGCATAACGCCCTGTCTATTCTTCTCGAATATACTATACAACGAGCCCAAAACAGTGATTTCCGCTGCATTATTATCGGTTTTAGTTGCGGCGGCCGTTTCGCGTATATGTTTATCTACTAATTCCTCGATTCTTTCGTTATTGTCGAGTAACTCAATAATATCGTCAAGTTTCAATAATTTAGCCTCGATGTATGTTTTATATTCGGATGGAGTTGTGCTGCGGGATGGTTTGGACGGAAGTGAATTGTCAATATTTTTCGAAATTGCGTCAATTGTTACAAGTGCCATGTGGTTGGAGTTCTCAGCAGTGTTAAGCATAATGTCAGTTATTGCACCCAGTTCGTTACCTTTGGGTAATACAAAGTGAGGAGCAGTTTGTTTAATACCTTCATGAACAACAAGACCCATGGATGTTTGCATATCATTGTGTTCTTTTTCAAAGTCGTATTTATTCTCCTCGGCAAATGTCGACTCAAACCATTCCTTGAACTCTTTATCGTCTTTTTTCTCAGTAAAGCAAGAATAATAATTCGCAATTTGGGTGGCATATGCCAGTGAACTACCTTCTGGAACAATTTTATTTAAAATACCGAATGAATTGGTAGATGAGTCTGGTTTCGCGCATATCTTGTGAATATCGTACGCACTTGACCCTTCGGTGTAGAGACTGGCTGTAATATCTCTCACATGGTGTAAAGGCATATTCGGGTCACTAATAATCGACACCACACTGTTGGTGGAATAAAGGAGTACAAAGAGCTGTAATCCAAAGTAAATCATCATGCCCAGGAACATATAATTAGAAATCTTGAAATCCTTAATCTGACGGACATCAACTACGCTGTCACCGCCGATCGAACTATGTATTTTATTCAAAGCATTATTTAAAAACAAGGCTTGTTTTCTCATTTTAGGATTGCTGTTTTTCAAGAAAGTAACGGCAAGTTCATTGAAGAAGCGTTTGTTATCCTGATTAGTGGTGGCTTTATTAAGTGCTTTCATTTTGGGCATGTTTATATTCTTGTGCATAACACCGACACCAATCGACAATAATGCCTTAACAAGAGGGAATGGAAGATTAACCGTTTTGGAGAATTGGCGAATACATGTTTTGTCATCGCGCACTTTTTGCGTCATTCTCTTAGACGCGGATTTTGGGCGTTTTTTAGAGAGTGTCTTGGTCGGAGTTTTGATACGCGTCTTGGTCGGAGTTTTGATACGCGACTTGGTCGGAGTCTTGGTCGGAGTCTTGGTACGCGACGCGGACGGAGTCTTTGCACTCATAATATATTATAGAATATGCATACATTTTTATAATAGCGTGAATCAAGTAAAAAATCCATATCGGACGATTAAATATTAATAATGTTATTGATATATGTGGTTTCTAAATCAAAGAAATAACGTTTACCGTCCACCGAATCAATATCTTTTTGTCTACATAATAATTCTAAAATAATGGAAAACCCCTTTACAATAATCGTGCTTTTTTCCACGTCCGAACCATTCTTGCCATCAAGAAATTGTGTAAATTCATTCACCATTTCGTTTGTAATAATAGGATTCAATAATGTTTTACAATATGATTCGTCCAAAACACAACTGATGCGCTTTATAATGTCTTCTTTATTTAAAGAGTTTGAGTTAATGCCGTAGTTCGTGTATGTTTTCGACACAATATCTTTGATCTTAAATACGACATTATCATTTTTGTCTTTATTTACGAAGCCGATCATCGAGTAATATAGTTTCTTGTCCATTACTTTGTACTTAGCCTTTTCGTCTTCGACAATTTGACGATTCGATTCATTTACAACAATCTCGGTAATTTCGTCTTTTCCCAATTCATAAATATCGTTCTTCTTCTTATTAAACATAATAACCGCCTTTTTCTTTTTGTAATTGATTGTTTTATTGTCAAAATATCCCATGAATATTTTTTCAGTGGCGTTTAATGTTCTCTTGGTGTAAAAAATGTCATTTAAAATGATTAATTTATCGGTCACTGAGGTTTCGTCAAGAAAATGATGTATGATGAATTTTCTATAATTGGGTTTAGATATTTTTAAAATATTGACACATATGTGTTGTATTTTACTATACGATGTGTGCTTATAAAATGTATCATTTGCTTTCGGTTTATCATTTGATGGGTTATCATTCATATTCAATATTTCCTGCAAACTATCATATATAATTTTATATGTTTGGGGAGCATCAATGGAGGAAACTTCATTCACAGTTAAATTGTCATTAAATATGATTTCGGAATGTTTATAATCAATGGGTTTTGTTCGTTCTAAAATGGAAATGCTTTCGTCGTTTATTTCCATGGGCTGGAATGCATAGTACTCATCTTTATTTATGATTGTCCCAGTCCTACTATATTGATCAGTGATTAATTCACTTTTATGATCAATCATCTGACTTAATACATATAATACTTGATCAATGGGATAAATGCGAACACGATTGATCTCATTAATTAGATCGTCTTTTTTATAAATATTATGTTCTTTGAATGCCTCTTTGATTCGCTTGACAATAATATTATAATTCATGACTGCATATTCGTTTGTATAATTTGTATCAATGATTTTTGTATCATCAAATGACATGGTAGATAAACATTTATAAGAACAATTGTCTTTGTAATCACACAAGTCTGTATATGGGCGGTCACCCACCTTATATTCAATCGTCTTACCCGACGACAATCGCAGTTTAATGTGTTTATTTGCTTCGACCTCTTGGAGTTTATCAATTGTAAAATTAGTTTGAGCAATATTTAAAACACAATCGACACTCACGTTTTTCAACATACGTGTAATGTTACCGATTTGAATCGCTTTTTTTTCAGCAAGTCGGTATAAATACAAATCGGGTGTTTCGTGAGTAATCGTCGGGGATTTTCCCACATGTAGATAAATTTCCACATTGCGATCTTTAAATGGTAATAAACAATGACCACCTTGTCTTACACCGCGTCCGATAATCTGCTCTATGCGATTCATATTATACCAGGGTTCAACAATATGTATTTGACGAATGAATTTAAAATCAATACCTTCGGACGCCGCCTTTGAGATAATCACGACTTTAATAAGTTCTCCGTCTTTGTTTTCTTTACTCGTAATCCTTTTAATTTCTGTATCATTATCGTGTGAAAAATGAACATCACCAGTAATCATACAATATCGCGCTTGTTTGAAATCTCCTTCCTTTTCGAAAGTACTCTTGGGTTTATAATTTCTATAATCAATACCCTCTTGCGGAGAACCTTTGAATAATGATTTTGCACCCGAGAATGACGAATAACGTTTGAATCCCAATTCTTCGAGCATAAGTGCCGTCGGGATTACTCCACCTTCAATATATTGAGTGTAAATTAAAATGACACCCGTCGATTTAATGACAACATTACCAATCTTGAATAATTTACCACTATATGACTTTAATTTTTCCAAAGAAAATATTTTTCCATACTGTTCGAGAACGTTGGGTTTATAATTATATTCATATTTAAGTGGCTGAGGACTACTTTGTATTTTAAATTTCATTATATGTTGTAATCCAGTTTTTCCAGTATAAAAATCGCGGTCTTTGTCCAAAGACGGGTAGCTAATAGTTGTCGATTCGATGGGCGTTTGTAAAAGGGTGTATCCAAATGCTTCCATGTTTTCAAAGGAAATCTTCTCAGATTCAGATAAATTTGATATGATTTTCTTGTACGCCATGGTCTGAAAATCTCCCATGTTCGAATAATATAACGGAATGTGTTCAATTGGGCTACTAATCGTTTTCTTATTAAATTGGATTTCGGGATAGGTTGTTAACTTGTTCGAAGGCTCGAAATTGTCGGGGTATATGCGAAATGGGAATGAATACGGATTTTCACCTCGAATATATGAAGTGTACCCAATCATTTTGCGCCGCAATGTTTCTTCCCCCGTGTCTGTAAACGTACCGTCTTTATTAAATATATCGTCTATTTTAATAGTGCTGCGGTTATCGTTTGAATTTAATAAATTCACTATCCATATGATTTCCTTGTATGAATTATACATGGGCGTGGCGGACAATAATAGTAATTTCATATTGTTACTGTATTTTGCGACGTTCATCATTTGTCGTCCTAATTGTTTTTTCTGATTATCATCACTCACACGAATATTATGCACTTCGTCAATAATAACCAAACGGTCATTGAATAATTTTTGCACTTTCTTCTGGTAAATTTCCTTTTTCATTTTGGCGTCAAGTGTATCATCAACAATTACTTTTTTTTGAATATAACGACTGAACTCAGTATATCCCATGAATAGATAATTCGTATTTATAATGTTTTTGATTTGTCTCACGATAAAATCCCGCTGTAACCCTAATGTATTACTGGGATTAATCTCTTGTATAAATGAATTTCCAACACACGACTGCACTGACCATATGTTGGCATTTTCCTCTAATTTTTGTTCACTAAACAGTTGATTGCGGAAATTATTTTGCACATTCGGCGAAGCCACAACAATCGTGCGCTTTTTATTTCCGTGCTGTGCCATGAATTTTCTATGTTCTTCGGCTATACCAATTGCGCTGCACGTTTTTCCTGTACCTACACCATGATATAATAATAAACTGTTGTATGGTGTTTTATTGGACATGAAATTCTTAACAAACATTTGATGGGGTGATAATTCCATTTCTGCTTCACATAGTTGATCCGCATATGTTTCGATATTGCGAATTTCCCCATCATATTTTGTTTGGTCAAACTCTTTGAATGAAGCAATCTTTGAACTGAAATTGGGGTCGTCAAATGTGGGATACAAATTTTCAAAATTGATTTTATCAACATTTTTGTCATATTCCATTTTCTCCTTGTTTTTCAAATACGAATTGTATTCAATCGATTCATTATCCTTACTGATTTCTCCTAAATCTGTTTCTTTGGTAGTATCTTCGTCGCCGTTTAATATAAATGATGGTATTTTGACACTGTTCTCGAAAATGGCTTCTGATATTTGTTGAGGTTGATCATCTTCGTCATGGTCTTCTTCTGTTTTGTTATCGACAACGTTATCCGTATGTGGTTCATCTGTTGCAGGTTCTTCGTCAGAATCATCTTTTTTATCTACATGCGCCTTACGTATCTCGTGCTGCATTTCGAGAATTGCGTCAACCAGTGCGATTTTGTTCGGACATGTTTTTATAAATTTCCGACCTGTTTTGTTAACATCATTATATTTTAACTTATCATGAATTTGTTTTAAATTTTCTAATTTCAATAATATATAATGTTTGCGTGTATATTTGCTATCTGTATTGTATAAAAACTCGTTTGTAATTACAAATTCTATTTTATTGCGCGCGCCCTGTCCCATTACCTTATCAATATGGTATTTTTCATCGATGATAATTGTTTTTTTGACATGGGTGACGCACTCGTCTGTGATTGGGTCTTTACGTGTCCCTTTTGGACACCGCTTAACCTTTTTTTTTGCTGTCGTGTTCATATATATAATACAAAAATATTTTATAGTAAAAACATACGATATGATGTTAAAATAGTATTCAGATTGGTCAATGTGTTTTTTTTCTCTAAATTATATTCTCTTATGGTAATTAATGCATTGTCGTACGATAACCATTTCAATTCACTCACCTCTGTATCCTGTATTTTATGCGTTTTCAAACTATCTTCGTATTTAATGTACGATACAAAATATTTATGCTTATATGATTTGTAATTAGACCCAGTAAATATTTCTTCTAATGGCATAATATTCTCAACATTGTGTAAAATATTGCGGCTGTATCCTGTTTCCTCGCAAAATTCTCGGACCGCGCATTGATAATCCTTCTCTTGGTAATTCCGTCGCCCTTTCGGAAATCCCCACTCAGGGGACACCCATTTTTGAGTGGATTCTTCAATCAATGTTTTGAATGAGATGACCTCATTATTCAATAAATACCCCTTTTTCAGTTTATTATATTTTTCAAATGCGATACCTTCTTCGTTTTTATATTTGGATGTGGTGCTATGCCCCCACAATTCATGCCATAATGTATTAAAATCATTCATTATAATCTTTGTTTTTTCTGCGAGTGTCATTTGTTGAATCATCTCTAATAAATATGGTTTATCAAGTACATTATATTTCCCTCTCAATAAATCAATATAACCGAGACTATCCTTTCGACAAATCATTAAATATTCAATTATGTTGTTATTATTACGAAAAGCGATAACCCCATTGCTGGTAATCGGTAGTTTACATTGATGAAATAAGTGCCCCTGCTTTCCACAATTATTGCAATAGTTGTCGGACATTTGATAAATTAAACAACAATATAATCTTTATGTTTTACTATTATAATGTCTTTTAGTGTATACAATGAAAACGGATGCTGACACATGGGGACCAAGTTTTTGGTTTTTCCTTCATACATTAGGACACAATTATCCAAAAACTCCCAATGAAGTAACCAAACGAAAATATTACGATTTAATAATGAACATGCCATTATTTATACCTGATGCAAATATAGGGAAAAAATTTAACACCCTTTTGGATAAATTTCCAGTAACCCCTTATTTGGGGAGTTCGGAGAATTTTCAGAAATGGTTACATTTTATCCACAATCATATCAATAAAAATTTGGGTAAGGTTCAAATATCACGGAAACAAGCGAATGACATATATGTATCAAAATATGCGGACAAATCCACAGTTGCACAAAGTATACTGCACATAAAGAAACAATATATTTATATGTTTTATATATTAATTGGAATATTAATAATGTATATGATAAATTTATAATGCACGCATTATATAAATGAGAATAGAATTGGTTTTTTTGTTTATAACAACAATCATTGTGGGAAATATTTACACGGATGGGAAATATATTAAACTAGTGATGGATTCTAAAAAACATTTACAAATCGCAGGGGTAACATTTGCTGCATATATGTTATACGTATTGATAAAGAAAGACCCATTGCGTGCGGGTGAAATTTTGAAAACATCCAATGAATATTTGAAATATATGCCGTTGGATAAGAATAGTAGTAAAATAATATCCCCATTTTTGAATTTCACTGCAACGAATTACATGCAAGGTACAACTGGATCAGGTACGACCGACAAACAACAAAGTGTACAAACGATTCAACAATCAGGGAAAAAAGGTTCTAAGCGGTCGGTGAGTGAAACAAAGAAAAAATACATAGCATCGAACCAAAATTGGAAATGTGGTGATTGCAAAACACAATTAACCGCATGGTTTGAGGTAGATCACAAAGTGCGATTGGAATATGGTGGGTCAAATCACGTGGATAATTTAGTAGCTTTATGTCGCGAATGTCACGGTAAAAAAACAGCCATGGAGAATATGTAATATTATAATATACATAAATAATAATAATAATGGAAGTAGCACAGATATTTTTCGGGATAATATTTTCAATAACGGGGTTACTGATACTCGCATATTATCTACAACAGCAAGAAGTACCTGCGTTAATGACAAAATTTACTGATTTATTACATAACAGCAATGAACCCGATTTTAAAAATAACATGACTTCCTATGGAATATTATACATATTATTAATTTTCATCACGACGTTTTTGTATTATGTAATTAAAGACCCCAACCTATTATATAATAGCGGGACTGTGGTAATTTACATCGGAATGATACTAATACCGATGGTGTATTTCTATTTAAAGTTAGGTGACGCAGTAAATGCGTTTGACAGTGCTTCTATGAAAATCGCATTTAGTGCCATCGGTATACTTATTGGTACGTTTTTTTTATTTAATTATATAGACTTATCCATATATAAACTCGATGTTACAAAGCGGATATTGTATGCGATGTTTATTTTCGGATTAATCGTCGGTTTAGCTATTGCATTTTTATTTTTTAGTGATTATTTAAAAAAGATGGATGGTAATTTGGGGTTTTTCGTATATTTAATATTTTACATACCATGCATGCTTGTTGATTTTATAAAATATATGATTCGAGATTTCAACAATTCGCCCCTCGTTATATATATATTGTATATTGTGGAACTATGTATAATTCTAGGTGCGATTTATTTGCCCCAATTTTTAGAAGATAATCTATCATTAAAAGGCACACAGCTAATCGAGAAACCGTTTTTTCTAGAAAAACGCCGAACAGTTTATTCGGGTTATGATTTAGCAGCCACGGAAGGTGAAGAAAAAATACCGAAACACAATTACAGTATAAGTATGTGGGTCTATATAAATGCGCCTCCTGACGCAAACGAAAACTATACTATATTCAATTACGGGAATAAACCCAAGTTAATGGTTAAAAATAAAGAGTATAAGGATACAGATGTGATTAAATATACGCAAGACGAGGGTGTGCTGCCGAGTGTATTAGACCCAAATGAACGCGATTCTCATGTGTTTGTCGTAGAATATACGAATAATAATTTAGTGAATGATTCGGGAGAAATTGACCGTTTAGAAATCAATCTTCCTTTACAAAAATGGAATCACTTTGTATTTAATTACACAGGGAATAGTGTAGATGTTTATGCAAATGGCGAATTGAAAAAAGCGATTTTATTGAAAGAAAAGTCGCCCAAATACAATATATACGATAATATAACCATTGGTGACGATGATGATGCAAATGGAGCAATATGTAATGTGAAATATTTCGACGAACCACTCACGAAAATACAGATAAGTTACATATACAATTTATATCATACATTTAATCCCCCCATGATGTAAAAAATGTGTGGTACATATATATAATAATGAACGTAACGTTGGTGATTTTAGGAATTGTATTGGTCGTGCTGATTTACGTCATATACCAGTATATGAATAACGTATCGCAGGATCTTTCGGATTATAAGAGTGTCAACTCTTCTGCAACGATTATTAATACAGAGGATTTAAGTGCTCCCAACAGTACACGATATGCTCATGGAATATGGGTGTATGTTAAGAAACATGACGGCCAAGCACCCTTCATCACGTTTGGTGATGAAACAAATGGAGGTACGCAATTATATTTAGCAGGCGCTACCCCCACTTTAAAATATAAAAGCGGAACTGATGAATTAATTATTACCGATAACTTTCCTATCCAAAAATGGGTAAACCTTGTGGTTAGTGTTGACAATCAAATTGTCGATATTTACATGGATGGCAAATTAGTGAAATCGTCGAACATTGCTCACCCAACACCGTCGAGTTGGGGACTGAGCAGCGGTACATTCAATGGTTACATTACCAAGTTCAAACGTTGGGCCGAACCATTGAACCCCCAAATGGTATATGATACATACATGAAAGGGAATGGTCGCAGCGGCATACTTCCCGCTTACGGAATAGATATGTCGATCTTCAAAGACAATATCGAACAAAGTAAATTTACTTTATTTTAGGAAATTACTTATGTATTATTATAGTATATAAGTAATAATGGCAGCAAATACAAATAATTTATTTGGACAGACGTCCGATACATTTAGTAAAGGATATTCGTCATTATCAGATAGCATTTCTAGCGCAAAAGAATCATTAAATTCCAGTGTCGATGATATTACCAGCAATGTTGAAGGATCGTCATCGTTTATAGATTCAAACACACTTGTCGTTAAGTTCGGATTCTTGATTATGGTGGTTATTATATTCACATTTTTTATTCGCGTCGGTATTACATTGATCGCGTATTTTTCTCAACCGTCACAAAATCCATATGTGGTGAAGGGATTATTAGATGGAACTGAACCTGTAATGGTAAGCCAAGACCCCAAATCGGGGGATTATACCCCCATATATCGCTCAAATAATGAATCCACTGGATTAGAGTTCACATGGGGTGTCTGGTTACGCATGAATAAAGAAGTCCCTAGTGGTACAAAATACAGTCACATATTTAGCAAAGGTGATGCACCCACGGGTGATGGATTAACATCGGTGAACAACAGTCCTGGATTATATTATGGTCCTGATTCCAACAAGTTATTTGTGAAAATGAACACTGTTAAATTAAACGACCCCCTGAACACATTGGAAATTGACAACATTCCTATTAATAAATGGTTTCATGTTGCTATCCGTATGAAGAATACGGTAATGGATGTGTATATTAACGGAACGATCGCTGGACGTGTTGTGCTCGATCATACACCGAAACAAAATTACCAAGATGTACTTGTTAATCAAAATGGCGGATTCCCTGGTAAACTATCGGATTTACGCTACTTTTCGAAAGCGCTTAATGTGTTTGAAGTAAATAGCATTGTGAATGCTGGTCCTGACATGACCACTAGTAAATTTGCCACTGGTGTTGGTGAAGATGATTACTATGGATACTTATCCAATATGTGGTATACATCAAAAATGTAATAAATTTAGTATCATTTATAATATATATATTATAAATGAGCGAATTACCAACTCTAACTGACTTATGTACACAACGATCAAAAAAACAACAAATGCATATACCGATCAGTCGTTTTGATACGGAATCACCATATACGACCAAAGCATATACACAATTTGATTTAGATATGCGCAGGAAGGTGGAAATATTACAATATTCAAATATATCGTCGAATAATAAAACAAACAATCTCACAAAAAAACAAAAAATGTCGGAATTTACGAATAATAGATCCGCGCTAAAAATATCGAAGAGCGAAAGTTCCCATTATAATCGCGATCTCGATTTATATCAAGTATTTCATTCACTGAAAACATCCGACAATAGTTGTCCTAACGTGGTTATAAATACGAATTCTACATATTCTAATGTTCCTGGAAATATTAATTTATACAAAGACGATTCCGTTCCGCTTTATAAATATAAAGATCATATTATTAATTATGGAATATTTGGTGAATCTACACAATATAATTTGTTAACGAATTACGCAAGTGATACATATATTGATAATAATTCGAGGGGTAATATATTGAGTTTATATACAATTAACCCGTTAAGTGAAACTACGTATATTGATTTTAATATACCCATTGCATTTTATATTAGAGGAGTTGCTAAGTCGTCGGTAGGCGTGCGATCTGGTAGAAATATGAATATATTGAACAATACTATATCAATTCAGAATGTTGTTTTAAATTTAAGTTTCAATGGGATTAGTATTAAAACAATTACCAGCTCAATCCTTAGTACTATAAATTTTGATATATCGTTTAATTATAGCGCAAATAATACTGGATTTAATGGAACATATTATTTAAAAAACATTTTAATACCAAATGTAGAAGTTAACACTACCAGTGACTTTGTATATGACGTAGAGATTGATAATGTAATTGATACAAACTCACTACTGAGTCTTAGTGAGTTTGACCTCACCGTTGGAATTTTGGCAAATACGGATGTAACAAGCGTTATTCAAGAAGACTGTTCGTTCAATACATTGTCGTCGGATACATACGCCCCTTTAAAAGTAGAGGGATATACTGATAGTTTTAAACAAAATAAACTGGTTGTTAAAAATGTCAAAACGAATAGTTTAATAAATGTAACAAATTCCGAGGCAGTCGTAAATACACCCAATTACGACAAATGTTTGACAGACTATGTGTATTTTGAAACGACCGCGGATTATTCATCGAATACAACGATTTATAATTTAAAAAACACAGAGATTATTAACTCGGCAGTTAAAAATATATATAATGTATTGGATGTACAGAATGATCGTGATGTAATATATAATCTCAAAATAGGAACATATTATTTTATTAACATTCACAAAAGTTATCCAATAGCGCTTAGTCTAACCAATATCGATAACGATGCCAATACTACATTCAATCTTTTTAATAATAATCAAAATTCGCATAATTATGGTATAGTGTATAGTGGGTATGATACAGAGTTTTATGAAACATCTCAACAGTTACAATCCGAGGCTGAACCCACAGTTTTTTATTATGGTTCAGTTAAACTCGTAGTGTCAAGTGTTTTTGATGATATTAGTCTATGTACTTATTACGATGGGTCAAAACGAGATGTAAATGTAACATTTCGTTATAATTCTACATGTTAATCTTATTTATTTATTGTTTCTGGTTACGCTGTTGGGCTTGTTTTGTTTGTTGCATATTATTAGTATTATTGGGATTCATGCATAATTGTTTACTGGGAAAAACTTTTTGGGACATACATTTCTCACCTTCGCCGATTTCAGTACATCCGCGTTTTCCTTGATATTCGCCGACTAAACACCAGGTATTACGTTTGGTAGAAGGTGTCGACATTACCGAATTCTCATACGACGAGGGCGTGACGCCCATATTGTCCTTGAAATTGCGGCGCATATCGGATGTTAACCCAGGAGCGCTGGCTTTCTGTAATATAGTACCAACGGATTGGATAGATCCTTCTGCAATGTCGACACTAAATTTGGCAGTATCGCTAACAACATCCGCTGTTTTATTAAGGATTGTGCCCGCAGAAAATCCCAATAATGATAATATTTGTCTAAATAAAGGCATAATGATACTGGTAACATTTTCAAATATTTTTCCAAAGAAAAAGAAGAGGTTTACGCCTAAAAGAGAGAAGGTTAAAATAAACATTAAAAATATTATCATGTATGATTTATTATCAAATGAATAGTCGAAACTGTTTATTGTCATTTTCTTGTTTTCTTGATCCATCGATTTATATAATTTATGAATATTAAAATATATTCATAAATGCATTTAAAAATACGTTCACTTATTTAGTATATAATATAAAAAAATATATATGGAGGTTTACGGATTTTTAAACACATTTTTTGTAGCCAGTATACTGATCAGTTCAATACTTGTAGTTGTTCTGGTATATCATTTCAGACAACGTTTAGGTATGTTAGAAGAGAAAACGGAAACATTATTGAAAATTGTGAATAATGTTGTTCAGAAAATGAATAATGATACTCAGTTATCTGAACCCATGCTTGCAAATACCGTATCGAGTAATGATTATTACGGCGACGAGGTAAGAGAATATCCCAGAACAATGGGTGGCGAAATAAACGAAGATATTTCAGATGATGAAGATGGATCAGGCGACGAAGACGGTTCTGATGAATCTGGTTCGGACGATGAAGATGGATCTGGATCGGACGACGAAGGTGAATCTGGCGATGAATCGGGATCGGACGACGAAGGTGAATCTGGATCGGACGAGGATGAAGACAGAGAAACAGTAGAAGTAGTCTCGACAGAAGAATCTGTTTCGGAGGTTGAAGTGGTCGATGCGGTATCAGAGGAAGAAACTGTTATGGAGGAGGAAGTCGCATCAATTGATTATGATAAAATGACTTTGGCTGAGTTAAAACAACTTGTTCGTGATCGAAATCTATCAACTGCTGTTTCCAAATTAAAGAAGTCAGATGTTATTGCACTTTTAGTGAATAACTAAACATTATTCATTGGGTATAAATATGTTTGATTAGTATATAATATGGATATTAACCAAGCATACAAGGAAGTAGAAAATAAACACAGCGGGTATAGTATCAATGATCCAATTTTGAAAATGTATAGTAAACCGAGTGTAAACTCCAATTTAGGTGAACCTACCATCACAAATTCGAATTACAGAAAGGTGTTGAAAAAAGACGCAACAACAATAATGGAAAGCGGATTACAAGCAGTATCTGAACAGAATAAGTTAAATATAGTGGATGTCGTGTATACCGACAATAGCGATTTAAAGGAAAATTATATGATGAAATATGAATTGGCGGAACGAAAAATCGCACCAAATATTAAATTTGATGATAAAATAAATTAAACAAATCATTTTATAATAACTTATAATATGAAATTAATCAGTTTTGATGTTGGTATTAAGAATATGGCATATTGTATTTTTGATTTATGCGACAATTATCTGACCATTGACAAATGGGAAATAATGGATCTGGTAAGCGATGATGACGTAATCGTAAATAAATGCACTGCATTGATGAAAAATAAAAAGGTATGTGGTAAAAAAGCACATTACTGTAAAAACGACGAATACTTTTGTAAAAATCACACAAAAGACTGCAAATATATGTTGCCCAATAAAGAGTATACTCGAACAAAGTTAAATAAGAAACCGATAGAAGATTTGATTAAATTGGCAAATAGTTGTTTTATAAATTTAGAAAAGAAAACGAAAAAGGAGTGCATTGATAAATATTTGAATTTTTATGAGAACCGATGTTTGAATTCGTGCATCAAAAAACGAAAAAAGTGTGACCAATATGATTTAATCGATTTGGGGAAACAAATAAAAAAGAAGAGTAATGAAAGTTTTGATGCAAATACAATAGATATTGTATTGATCGAAAATCAGATAAGTCCCATTGCGAATCGAATGAAAACATTGCAGGGAATGTTAGCCCAATATTTCATAATGTTTAACGAAGATACGAATATCCAGTTTATAAGTTCGCAAAATAAACTGAAATATTTTGAAAAGAAATCAAGTGGATATAAAGAGAATAAAAAAAACGCGGTACATTTTACGAAGGAAACATTGGAGAAATACAAACTATATGAAACGTGGTCGGGGCATTTAGAAGTTAAGAAGAAGGATGATTTAGCCGATTGTTTTTTACAAGGTATTTGGTATTTAGAAAATAAAATATAATATGTGCGTAAAACTTAAAAATAAACATTCTTTAAGTATCATAATGGAAGAAGTACAGTTAAATATTGATCAGTCACTTTCAAATGAAGGAATCAGCTCTAAATTTGGACCTGGCATTGAACTTCTGATGAACGAAAAAAAGATGCCGATGAGTGGCGGTGCCAATGTAGAAGTAGGTGATCTGAATGCATTAGAAGATGAATTAAATGATTTAACTGGACCAGGTATGAATACGTTCGATTCGAATATGGGCGAATCCGTGAAATTAAGCAGTTTCGATGACCAGAAGTCGCATATAAATATTGAAACAAACAGTGAACCGATTCAATTAAATTTCGATACTGGATTTACTGATTCTAAACTAGGTTCTGCTACGGCGGAAACAATTGGTCAAAACTCGGGTGGGTTTCTTAAACAAGCAACCAGTTTTTTCACCCCTGGACCACACAAGATGAACGAGAGAGAAATGCGCCGCAAAAAACGTTTAATGTTGAAAAAGTTAGAGGACTGGCACGACAAAGGATTAATCAAAGGGTATAACAATTTGAATCTCGAATCCCCGTTCGATGAGATTGAAGACGAATATGAAACCGCGATGGAAGACAAGCGCAGCAAGGACAGTGTGAAATTGCAAGGGTGGTGGTTCATGACTGCGGTAAATTCGCTTGAATATGCCAATGCGGCTTTTGATCCGTTTGGAGTGAACTTGGACGGATGGGGGGAACAAATCAATGACGATATTGACAGTTATGAAGAAATCTTCTCTGAACTACATGATAAATACAAGGGTGCAAAGATGGCACCCGAATTATCACTTGTGCTTCGATTAGGGTTCAGTGCCGCCGTCGTAAACTTTACGAATAAAGCATTGTCATCGTCTGTTCCTGGGTTCAATGATGTTATTCGCCAAAACCCCGATTTAATGAAAGCATTTACCGACGCAACGGTTGATACAATGAGTCAGAACTCTCCTGGATTTGCATTTGCGAATAATATGATGAAAGAAGAAGAAATGCGCCCACAAGGCGGACCTCCTCCCGCTTCCCAACAAACAAAAATTAGCCGTGACGAAAGACCCTCATTAAACACTCGTCCTGACTTACGTGCATCAATGAACCAAGAAGGTGTGGAATTAAACGGATACGGTGATTTAAATCAGCAAACCAGAAGTGCTCGCGTAGAAATGAAAGGACCTCGCAATGATGACATTGAGAATATTTTATCAGGACTGAAAACGAAAAATATCTCGGTAAATAAAGACAAAGATGACTCGGTTGTAAGCGCAACATCATTAGGCGACTTATCGCACACAAGCGGGAAAATGCCGAAGAGAACTCAAAAACGCAAACAGAAATCGGATAAAAATTCAATTTCGCTCGACATTTAATCGAACAATGCAGTTGGCACAAACAGTAATTATATAATATATATTTAAACGTTATATATATTAGTATACCAATATAAAAAAAATATGACATAATTAAGTAAATAATGAATGCATATATACAATCAGTTATTAAAAGTCCATGGGTCATAAACAATGTGCTCTATTTGATTCTTGCGTATAATTTAATGAACGAATATTATAAAAAGTGTTACGAAAAGAGTTATGTCGTAAAATGCTTATCGGATTCGTGTGGTCGTATTGGTCACGTTACGCTACGAACTGTATGTAATGTGAGATACGAACCGTATAGTACGAATTGGTATACTAACTGTGTACTGTGTCAATATGTCGGGAGTAATGCAACCTTATATCAAAAATGTTCAGTCGCATATGATATGATGTATGATGCAAATACATTTAATGTGCATAATTATGACATCGCCGAAAGTTATACTACGTTATCAAATACAGCCGAAAGTAAGGATATTACAGATTCACTCTATGTTGCGAATAAAGACTTTGAAACAGAATATGGTGACTTGTATGCAGTAACAGATTCTGTATTTATAATGAAATATTATAATTCGAAAATCGTAAGATTAAGTGTCCATAACGATATCGCACTTAGTGACATACGGAGGTCAACCGTGTCATTTTTGTCGGTCGAATACAAACATCCGAAGATGCAGAATCGTATTATGTTGGAGGTAGATAAATCGTATTTGCTCGTAAATAATGAATTGTTTAGTCCAAGTTTTGTGAAACGTCTATTGGAATACCAGTTTAAAACGTATGAATTCGACGAACATTATGAACTCGTAATTGTCGATATCAACATTGAAGTAACTATTTTGAAATCGAAAAATTTTCTGATTATAGGCGAGAACGACTTTACAATTGAAGACATCACAACAAGATAAAATTGATTGTTTTAATAATATAAATGAAATATATTATTAAATAATAAGAGATGACAACTATACCTCAGACCCACCAGTCTACACAAAATCCTAAACAAACCCGTCCACTCAATGATAAGTGGGATTTGTATTATCACTTACCCACTGACCAAAATTGGGGGCTTGATAGTTATAGGGTTATCATGAATAACATTGAATCAGTTGAAGACGTCGTGAAAATTAACGAATCTGTAAACGATAATGTTATCCGTAATAACATGATGTTCTTGATGAGAAATGGCATTGCGCCTCAATGGGAAGATCATAAAAATCGTAATGGTGGGTCGTTTTCGTACAAGGTACATAACAAACTCGTACCTAACACTTGGCGAAAACTGTTTAAATATGTTACAGGTGAATCGTTTAGTAAAAACGATGATATTAATCATCACATCAATGGAATAACCGTTTCTCCCAAAAAAAGCTTTTGTATTATTAAAGTTTGGATGGACAATATCGATTTTCAAGATTCGAGTGTTTTCCACGAGATTACTGACGAGCGAAACAAAGGGTGTATTTTTAAAAAACATCAACCCGAACATTAATAATTATGAGTTGGAAATAAAATAATATAATAACTTTTTTGCTATATTATTTAAGTATGTGCGATATTGCGTTTTTTAGAAGTTTATATTTGGTGTATTGTGCCATACAAGATAACAATAATGAACCAAAACAATTAAAAATTCGATCAAACAAAAGAGTGATTTTTGATGACAATGTCGAATTTCACGACACGTATGATATGGATTACTTGCGTGAACATGATTTAGTTGACAAGATTTGGTGGACAAGAAAAGAAGAAGCTATTCGGATACATCAAGGTGGATTTGTAAGGAAAATGGTTTAACCACATTAAGTGGTTGGATGCATTTGTGCATTTTTTACCACATTAAGTAGTGGGTGGTAAGGATGCCAAGCACAATTTAATTTCACCCAACGAAGCCACATCATATTTCACAATTAGAGGTAAATCGTTGCCCAAATACATTTCAAGATGGCTACACAAAGGAGTGCATTTAATGAAATGGCTCAAACTCTTTAATGAAAACTCGCCTTGGATAACAACACTTTCGTCGCTTTTTTGGATAAATTCCATATTACCATTCGATTCCGATCGGTAAATTGTTGATTTAGCAAATGAACCAGCACATGAGAAAATCAAATCTTGACCCACTGATTTTATTTCAACACGATCTGAAATTCCATTCATATCGCGTATAATCTTTTGAAAATCGCTTGTCGGTAGATTGATAACCGTCGAGTACTCCACATCTGGTACGCTCATTTCTTCTGTGTCGGGCTCAATGAGACGGAGTTTTTGACTATAACATTGCTTGATTGATCCATTGTCATATTGCAATCCCAAATGAGACACTACACCATCATGGTAATCATCTTTTTCAATATAAATTGAAAGTGTGTCGTCATTGGACATTGTTGAAATGACTTTAAACAAATGAATTGTATTCGCACACACAATGATTTTATTGGGAATGCATGTATATGATTCGAATTTATAAGCACTTAAACTCACATTTACCAAAATTGTATGTGTTTTGTCAAAATTGATAATCTTCAAACCATCCTTTGTAAATGTCATGGTAGCATCGGTTAATATATCTTTAATTGCAGTAATCATATTTCTAATAGGTTGAATTTGAACAGTTCGAATGGTCAGTACATTATTTGCCTCGTTCATTTCTAATATAATAATACATAGCCGAATTGTTTTTAATATGGTTTTTAAAAATAATATTAAACGCACTTAATATTATTTCATGCCGCGGCATATGTCTAAATAATTATGGACAATTATATCCCGTTGATAATTAATAGACAATACTTTTTTCGTGTCCGAATCTAAGCGACAAATCCACAGGAACACTCTCAATTATGCCACTTTCAACCAGATTACGTATGAAACTGACATCCTCACTTGAACCGTCGGTAATCATATTATCGTCATTACCAAAACACGTGATATTTCTGAAAAACCAAGGGTATTTGAAGCGTTCGTCCTCGATGATTCCGTGTTTTATCGCCATACATCCCATCCCAACATACGCACAATTTACAACAGACTTGTTCTGTCGAATACGGTCTTCACCTTCCGAAACGGATAGAAATTTAAAACTACCGTTATCTTTATAATATGTTTCGTCCCAATCTTCTACACAACACAATTGTGTTCCACCATCCAATGCATATATACCAGAATATACTCCATGCACCATACCATTTTGTATCAACTTATCGATCATCGATGGCGTATATACCATATCGCTGTCTAACCATACCAAAATATCGTATTTAATCGTGCCATTGTTGAATGGTTTCTGATTTTCGCCATTTAAAACATTTGCGCCTAAACATAGTGCCCGAGCAAAATTCACTTGTGACGAATACTGGTTCGAAATCATAATATCATACTTGGAACTAAGACGTAATATGGTTTCGGTCCATGAAATAAAGAATTTATTCGAAAATCGATTACCAGGGACACAAAAAATAACTTTTAATTTTCTATTCGCGTATGCATGTAGCAAAGGATCAATAGAAAGACTAGACATTGTAATAATTATAGGATTGTATTTATATCGTATTATAAAATTGAATATTTGTATGATGTATTATAATAATCAATATATCTAGTTAATGGATACTGGACAAGATAAAAACGAGAGAGATGAAATGGTGGCGAAACTTGAAGAAGCAAATAAGCGAATAAAAGAGTTAGAAAACAAAAATAAGGTCCTTGAACTAGACAACCTTTTTCGCAATGACCTTATACAAATACACAAAAGTTCGCAAAATGTAGGCGAAAAGGATGAGATGATTGTGATAATGCAGCTATTCAATCATAATCGGTTGAAAGAGTATGATAAATTGGTTAAAATATTCGGCGACGGAGCGAGCGAAGGCGTAGCCATTATTAATACCGATACAAATGAAATAATAACTGATACGAAAGACATCAAAAAAGCAGGTGGTAATTACAAGGCCGATATTAGCATTCAAATGAATAAAACGAACATGATTTATCCCACATCAATAAAATCGAAAAATGGCGCTAACGCAGCAATACTGAATCATACCCCGAGAACAGCGAAAGTGTTTATGCCGTCGGGGCGTTTACATAAACATTTGCCATCATTAGATGTATTGTTACACGAGTATAAGTATAAACGAATGAACAAACAGATAAGCGAAGATGTTTATTTACATACACTCGATTGTATAAAATATCCCGCCGTTCTGAATGGCATTAAAGAATCGATTTCCTATTTTACATTTGACGGGACAGGAAAGGGAGATAGTAAATCCAAAGCCAATTGTATATTATATTACGAAAACGACAATATTCTTTTTATCAAATGTTGCGATTTAGAAGAGAAAAAAAAATATGTAGATTCAATTATATCCAAATGCATTATATCACTAAGGGATAAAGGAATGCCAAAAAAAATATGCGAGGAAAATAAACCTTGGATTTTTAGCGACGTTAAATTGGATGGTACTATCAAATTGAAAGGGTCTTTACATATTCGATTGAAATGATGTGTGTTTTATGATTTGCTTAGCGATTATTTCGGTAAATATAGTGGGAATTGTATTACCAAGCAGTTTCCATTTCTCGTTTTTTTTACCCACTAGATTATAATTATGAAATCCTTGTAATTTTAGTCCATCTTCAATTGTAAGTCTATACTCCTTATCATCAACCCAATACCCGTCCCAATTATGTCTGTCGTCAATGGGAGAATGTTTCCCACCACATCTCAGGGTGTACGCAATGTCTTTTTTAAAGTTCTGTTTTAAATATTCGGTAAGAGTAACCGTTTTTTTATACTCGTCCAAATTAAAGAAATTCTCCAAATTATTTACTTCAATGTTTTTAAAGCATACTATAAATAACCGTTTACGCATTTGTGGGATACCATAATCACTACATTTCAACACTTTATGCAATACAGTATATCCTTCTTGTTCCAACTCGGTTTTGATTTTCAAGAAGCTTTTTCCACCGTCGTGATTCAAAAGCGCTTGGACGTTTTCCAATATTACAATTTTCGGAACATTTTGTTTAACAAAGCGCATTACTTGTGAAAACATAGTGCCTCTATCATCTGCAAATCCCAATCCGAGACCCGCTTGTGAAAATGGTTGACAAGGAAATCCCGCACATAAAATGTCATAATCTTCGATTGTTGATGGATCAATATCACATATATCATCTAAAATGTCCATATTGTAGTTTTCTTTATAATTATCCTTTGCTGGTTTATAAATATCAGACGCCATTACACACTTAAATCCCAATTGTTGAAATGCATAGTGGAATGAACCTATTCCACAGAATAAATCAATATATTTAACTTTGCGAACGAATTGTTCTGTCATTATTTTGTTATCTATGTTTAAATTCGCTTCAACAATCAATTTTACATTGTGAAAAAATGTAAAATTGTGTTCGATGTATTAAGAAGGTTCAGTCACACATTTGTAATGCGGGTCTAAGTAAATATCAATAATCTCTTTACACCACATATGATTATGATAGTCCACGTGCGGGATGTGTTCATTAATAATGAAACTTAATTTATGCCAATGTGACTGTGGTTTACCAATTGTATCTGGTGCGGAATTGCAGAATGACCTTGAAAATTCACGAATGTCCGTTTTAAAATCCACATTTTCGTCTGGTATAAGTGATAGAATGTCATAGAGTACTGCACCAATGTCTCGCATGATATAGATTTAGTTGTGATAAATAACAATTTATCAAAATTATGAATCAATTTTACATATATCCATCATTAATTGAATGTGATGTCGGGTTTTCCGTCTTTCAATGTCAATGTACCCACAAGAATTAAATCACCTCTGTCTTCTTTCGCGGCATTATAACTCTCGAAATCGAACACTTCTTTTGTTTTAAAGTTAAGTGCATAATGTGTCCCTTTAAATGTTATCTTTTGTGCAGTCCACATGACTTCTTTTAAATTTAGTTCTTTTTTATCGGATTTATCAATCTCGATATTGGGAATACTTCCGAAATCGTTGGATTTTATATTTCCGAAACTATAACACGCAACCGATTCATCATTCTGCTTGGTCGCATATAAACTACAATCAAATGCACTTGATTTAATCGCATCCAATATTTGTTGATTGATCTTATCTTTCAATGACGATATTTCAAACAATGTTTCGTCAGTTGTCACGGGAGTATTACCGTCTATGCGACTAACATCACGAATGCGCAATTCAATGTGTTTTTCGCTCGTTTTCTGTTCTTCCGATAAAGTTGATAAATATAAATACACTTTTACATTTTGATGTTTCTTGGGTAAACTGTCGTGACTACCAATGCGACGCGCGCGACCAACCACCTGATTTGTGCGCACCATATGCCAATAGGGCTCAATTACATGTACGAAACGCGTGTTTTTTAAACTAATGCCTTCTGCTCCCGAAGCGGTAATCATTAATACTTTGATGATCTCGCCATAATGGTTGTTTTTATTGCGCTTTTCGATTTGTGTGACCAAAGACGCGGGAACCATCGACCAATCGCTATTGAATATATTACGCACAATCTCCTTTTCTTCTGTCGTTTCCGTTCCAGTATATAATACATATTTGGGTTTGTCCTCGTCGCCTATTTTTTGCGTAATTGTCCAATTGCCGTCAGTCGCCTTTTTTATCTTAAATTCAGCATACCCATTCGCATCTAATATTAATTTTAATATTCCAATGCCTTCTATTGTCCTAAACTGACTATATACTAAATGAGAACCCACGTTATCGATGTGCTGTATATTTTCAAGAACCGATAAGAGTTTGGGACTGAGTATAGTCAAGTTTTCTTTTGATAAATAGGTCGAAACTCCGCTTTTATCTTTTTTGGCGATATCTTTCATTGCTTTTACAATTTTCTTTTGATAACTCAAATCATCTTTTATTTCGGTTTCGTCATCGGGATTGTAATCATCTCTTGCCACGATTTCTTTCTTTTTGATACCATCAAATGCGTCCTCTGATATTTCGTCGCTCATTCTATCAGGTGCGGGGCGCGCAATCTCGGGAGGAAATGCGAAATTACACATTGTGCGAGAAAATACGCGATAACTGGATGAAAATTTATACACATCATCATCTGTGCTCTTTTTCGATGCATTTTTGCGCGAACGTTTCTCTTCATCGGCTTCGGATTTGCGGACTTTTTCATATAAACTGAACTGATGATCACTCATTGGTCGTTTGATTATATGATATTTAGACCCGTCATTTGTTTTCACGATAGAAGGCATGAGTTCTTGCTTATCACTTAAATATGAGGTTAATCCCAAAATGCGACGGATTAACACATCACTGTTCATTAGCGAACCATCTGTACTAGCTACAAACATATCATTGAAAACCTCCTTATCGTCAGGTAAACATTTGAATCGTTCAACCACTATGCTTTTGTCTTGAATATCGTACTTGTACTTTTTCAGTATTTTGACAATCGCCGATTCGAAGAATTCGTCACTTATATTTCCAGTGTCGTCGAGTTTTACACCATTGTATTTATTAAAATAAGGTCCTCCTCCTGAATGCACTCCGTACTCTTGGTTGTATCCGATTTGATATTGGTTGCGCACATTTGCATCATCCTCAATATCTTCTTCGTCGTATGTTAATTTTTCAATAATCGGGATGTCACTCTTTTGTTTTTTCTCGGTTTTGCGTTTGGACGCTGTCTTCTTCTTTTGTGTTTTACCGCCTGCCATTTTCTCCTTCTCAGACATACCGAGCGCATTTCCGACATTTTTCCCGAATGAATTGACATTACGTTCAAACATACCATATATTGATTGGTCAGCCTCTGTATCATCGTTTTCTAAGTCTGAATCAGATTCAGACTCTTCGGTTGTCTTCTTTCCTTTTTTATTTCCTTTGGGTGTTTTTTTCGTTTTCAGTTTATCTAGTTCGTTGGCATTTTTTTCTTTATCCTTTTGCATGTTCTCAATTTCGCGTTTTAATTCTTTTTCTTGGTCTTTCATTAAAGCGTTTTGTTGTTTCGTAACTTCATCATTACTATTTAATTTTTCTAGTTTTTCATTTAATTCAGCAAGTTGTTCTTGAATATTGTTAATATTTTTCTCTTGGTCTTGAATAATATCTTGTTGTTTCTTAATCATTTCTTCTTGCTTCGAAGAGAGTTGATCTTGATTATTAATGATTTGGGGCATATCGTATTGACTAGGACTTTCTTCTTTTGAACCGTTTATTTGCACTTGCAAATCATCATTTTGCCCTTTTAATTCATTAATCGTTTTGTTCAACTTTTCGAATTGTTCTTCTTGCGCCAACATACGGGCTTCGAATATATCTTTATCGGTTTCGAATTCCTTTCTCATTTTATCGGCGGCTTCTGAGGTATCTTCGACATCATCGTCGTTCGGTTCTTTTACATCCTGTTTCATATTTTCAATACTTTCGTTTAATGCATTGATTTTTGCCTCGAATGCCTCCAAACGTTCCTTGTCCTCATGAACTTCGGTTTGCTTTGCTTCTTCCACAATACCATCTAGAAATTGTTTTTCAAGAATACTGTTTTTATTTTTCAGTTTACTCATATCATCTTCCATTGTTTCAACGAGTTGTTGTAATGTATTTATACGATCATACTGTGTGGTCGCTATATTACTTTGAGCATCTTTCAGTTCCAATGCAGAATAATTCTTTACGGATGATTCATTGTCATCTTCTTTGTTTTCTTCTTTGTTTTCTTCTTTGTTTTCTTCTTCAACTTCTTGTTTTTCTTCACTATCATCTATCACTTCGGGTTCGTCTTTTTCATCCATATTTTCTGACTGCACCTCCCCTTTCTCAATAAACTCTTCCGCGCCGCCATCCTGACCACCACGTTTTTTACCTTGCAAAACACCTCGCTTGTTGGTATTTATAAATCCAAATGGATTACGTGTAACTTGTAATTTATTACCACTGTATTCAACATGGTCGTATGTGTTTAAACCTTCTTTGCTAAACAGTTCAAGTATCCGTTCACTATTGGTTTTATCGTCAGTATTCACATTTAATTTAAATGTCCATGATTTAATATAGCCTCTCAAAATATTATACAATACCGCGATTTCATTAGGATAATTGATAACAGGAGTTCCCGTTAATAATACGATTTTGGCATTTTGAGCACTCATCAAATAGTCATATAACTTATAAGAAACGGATGATTTAACTTTCAGTTTGTTTACAATTCGACTCACAAGATTATGCGCCTCATCTACAATAACAACACAATTGTCAAACGGGTTTCTGGTAAAATCGCCAGTAATTGTTTTTAATTTTTTCATGTTGATACCATTATAATTGATATCCGTATACTTTACACGGATCATTTCGTTCAGTTGGTCATCGATTTGCTTTTGATTATCCGCAGTTAATAAAGAATAATTGTGTTTTTTTGAAACATCCACCATCCATGCACCTTTTCGCTTGCGCACATATTCGCGCGATAAGGATAATGTCTTGCTTAATATTTCAACATTTTCAGGTTTTCCCGCAATTGAAACAAATTCCCAATGTTGGTCTTTCTTATACAAGTCATCGCCGCATTTTTTGAGTTCCGTAAAATAATTCATTTTCAATGACGCAGGGGTCAATAAGAAAATACGTTTATTCGTTTTCATTCCTTCCGCAATCGCAATAGACGAACACGTTTTACCCGAACCTAGACCATGAAATAATAATAATCCTCTATATGGGGTGTAAATATTCAAATAATCACGCACAATTTCTTGATGTGTGAATAAAGTACGTTCATTGGGATCTAATTTCTTCTTTTCAGTGCCTTGAATCTTCTTCAAGTAGCCATGAAACGATTCATTGATTTTTTTAATGAAGATTTTGCGATTATTCATGTAATACGTGGGGGCGCGAATAATAATTTGATCACCCAATTCTTTTGGTAATTTCTTTTTCAGTTCTTCAACGCCTTTATTTATAACAGCAACATCAAATACACCCTCTTTGGGTTTACGTCCGCGTTTTTTCTGTGCTTCGGGGTCTACTATTTCATCTGTCTCTTTATCGGCCACTTCGTCGATGACGTCTATTGCAGCTTCCTCTATAATCGTTTCGGGATTCTCTGTAACAGGTTCATCCGTAACAGTATCGATAGTTCGGTCGACAATTATAGAAGTGTCTTCATCGACATCAACCGTGGGTTCTTCAATAATGGTTGAATCAGAGCGAGACACCACTTCTTTATTCTCATCAATCGTGGTTGATCTCATATTTTTCTGTAAACGGCGTAATATTTCAGATCGATCTATTGTTTGACTCCCACGTTTATCAACGATTTCCATTTTTTTCTCTTGTTCAGGCTTATCAATTAAAAAAACAAATTCATTTTTTTGTTTAGGTTGTGGACGTTTCTTCAATATATCAATATTCATATACAATAATGTTATAAATTATTGTAGATTTTTTTATTTATACAAATTTTTGCATAACATCTAATCCTTGCTTACAAGCAATTTGTTCCGCTTTTTTCTTGATTTTATGAACACCCTCTCCGAGAAATACAAAGGCTTTGTTCTCTTTTTCCATATGATCATGTATACATTGAAAAGACGTATATGTGTCGAGATTAATTGATTGGAAATGTTTCAAATTGTGATGTTGTTGTCCTAAACATAAATAAACCCCCATATGATATCCTTTTTCTTGGTTATATGTGTTAATTTCAATGTAATGGGGCGTCACTTTGAACTCTTTTTGTATGGTCACTTGTAAAATGTTTTTGTAGTTTTCGTCGTGTTTAATGAGTTCGACCCAATCAACGTGCGCTTCATACACACTTTCGATAAATGTTTGCGCGACTTGGAATCCAGGACCAGTCGTAAATACATCCGCAAACCAGTTATGTTCATCAGTTACTTTAATCTTATTGCAATCCAAGAACAATGCTCCAATGAATGCCTCAAATAAACAACCCAACTTTTTCAAATTTACACGCGTTTGTTTACTTTCCGAATGTTTAGAAATAGTATACCATTTATGTAACCCCATTTCATATGCTAGACGTCCAATTGACTCGTTTTTGACCAGCGCGATCTTTTTTTCAGTCATGAATCCCTCATTCTCCTTTGGAAAACGTTTATATAGACAATATTTCGTGACACATTCCAATACCCCGTCGCCAATAAACTCCAAACGCTCATTGCATTTAGTGTGCAGAGGCAAACAATTGTCGGGCTTTTCAGCAATAATAATATTGTTCGCTTTATTTTCATCATCTGGACGCCGCGTATAAGACGGATGAACAAATGCTCGTTTGTATAAAGTGAAATTGTGAATCGGAATATCAATCTTGTACCGTTTTAAGATGTTCTTAATGTCGTTTTCTGTGATTTGAACATTTAGAGGATTGTATGGATCGAGGTATAGAAACTCGTTGCCGTTTGAGTCCTTCTTCACCGAAATATCTTCGTCGTTCGTGGAAATGTTAGCCATTATTGTGTTTTTTAAATGTAATAATATGTAGCGGATTAATCAATTTTCATATAATAAGTTTTGAAATAATATATTTAGTATATATATATTATGGTTCTTAGCACAACAAAAAAAACTGCATCCGCATCAAGCATAGCAAACCGAAACTCTGGTGGTGGTAACTCAAAGGCGGGTCTTGTCCCCAAGACGAATGCGTCCGCCGCTGCTGCCATTGCGTACCGTGGCACATCAAGCAACTATACACTTATGAAATTACCTCTCGTTTCTACTTCTCGCTCGTCGTACCCCATCGGTATGCCCGGAGGTCGCAATTAAATATTGTGTTTATTAAATAATATAATGAGTTTTTACTATATTATTGAAATGAAGATTATTATTGATAATCGAGAACATGATTTGTATGATTACATTCAAGACATGGCGCTAGGTTCTTCCTCTCCACTATTATCGGACATAACCAAAGAATGCTTAGATGTCGGTGATATTATATTTAGAAATGATGGAGACGATACTATGTGCATTATCGAGCGAAAAACGTTAAATGACCTTATGTCGTCGATCAAAGACGGTCGCTATACCGAACAATCCTTTCGCTTGTCTAATTCAAATGATATACCAAATCATAATATATTTTATTTGATTGAGGGGAATATTAATAGTATCGTCAATCCCATTGAACGCAAGGCGATTTTATCAGCATTGATCTCAATCAATTTATTCAAAGGGTTCTCGGTTATTCGAACACAGTCATTGAAAGAGACTGCGCATTATTTGTTAGCAATGGGAGAGAAAATCGACAAGGAATTTGTTAAAAAGAAAATCTTCTTTTACAACAAAGACGGAGTGAACACCAATGCACTCGAATATGCAAATGTCGTGAAAACCGCAAAAAAACAAAATATTACAAAGGAAAACATCGGGATATTAATGTTGAGTCAAATTCCCGGAGTAAGTACGACGGTTGCCAAGAAAATTCTAGAAGATTACCACTCAATTCATAATTTCGTGGATGCGCTTCAAAAACAAAACAATATTTTGGATGGTCTGCGTTTGGAAGGTAGTACTGGGAAAATGCGGAAAATCGGAACGAATGTCATTAACAGTATCAAGACCTATTTATTGTAATTATTGAACATTTATAATTTATAAATATAAATGTTAGGACGTTTGTTCATGTTTATTTTAATACTTATTACTTTTATTTTACAATGTCGAGAACATTACATTTGATATCTGAACCATGGGTAGATGAATGTTCTCGATGTTATGAAAAAAATAAAAAATATAATAAAAATAATAGAGGAGTACTTAATAATATTAAGGGAATAATAGTTTATCTATGGTAGTTCTTGCACAGAATAATCGATGCATTACTATTCCTAAAACGAATAATCCCGAGATTATTTTATACACATTGTATTGAGGTACACATAAATGTATTAAATAACCTGCTAAAATTACAAGAAAAATATCAATGATTGCAATATCGTACACACGAATGGAGTGAACACCTTCGCCAACTTTTCCGAATATATTCTTGAATGGACAAGACATATTGTAGTGATTATAATATGTGTTTAGAATTAAAAAGCACCTGGGTGAGTTGCATGGGTCGGCTTCGCGACTTCACGATCCTTATATTTACCCGCCTTTACAGCATTCTGGGTATGTTTTACACCACCCCAATTTGAGTCCATTGAATTGTCGCTGGACGGTTGCTGCGCGGTCGATATGTGTATTTGGTCGAGTTCAGTGCGTTCGCCATTATGTTGTCCATGGGCATCAAAACCCGCGTATTGTTTATCGTTATAGGGAGAATTGGTTCTCGACGCATCCATTACCTTGACCAACATTTTCTTGTCATTTTCCTTATATAATACTTCGGGAACTTGCGTTTGTAATCCACCCTGCATATCGAAGGGACTGGGTCGCGCCCTATATACGGTTTCGCCTTGCGTATTATTTTCCGCTTGTAAAAACAAAACGGGGCAATTATTACCACGCTCGCGTTCTCTTTCTAAATGAGCAATATATTCATCTAAACTATAAAAGGGTAAGGGATTGAATCCATCTACTACTGGCTTACTCGTATTATACATTAATATAAGTCCGTCCTTTTTAACTAATAGATTGGGACAATTTGATTCGTTGTTCTCGAAAAATTCGTGTAATTGTTCTCCACTATATCCATCATATTGAGAACCCGCTTCTACAAATACGTATAATCCTAACAAAAACGTAAATAATAGAAAGATTAAGAATATCATTTTAGATGCCATCTTGTTATATTATATATAATATAATATTATATATATAATGACAGTAGTTGTTGGATTAATTCACGCGAATTGGTGCGGACATTGTCAGCAGTTAATGCCTAAATGGGAGGAAATGAAAAAACGTATCACTGTTCCTCACGAGATTATGGAAATCGAAGACAGTGACCCACTCAAACAAGAAAAAATCGATGGATTAAACAAACGTATTCAAGGAGACCGAGAGATATCTGTCTCTGGATATCCCACCGTATTTAGAATAGGGAATGGTGGAGAATTGGAATATTTCGAGAAGGCCCGTGAAACAGATGACCTTGTTAAATTTTTCAATGCTTCTGCTACGCAGAAGACTAAGAAAGGCAAGACTGGCGGTAAGGGAACGAAAAAAAGAAAGGGCAAAGGTAAATCGGCGTCATCAATGAAGCGAAAAAACAAGCGAAAAACCATGAAAAAGAAAAGGAAGACCAAACGATAAACGGTAAACATAAATGGCGAAAAAATTGATTAAAAACAGTTTCATATTATTATTTAAATAAAATGAAGAAAACTACGAAGACGATGAAAAAGGGCGCATACGACGGGCGCGAGTTCAAACTATTTGACTTCCGAATAAGTAACAAGATAAATGACGACGAGGACACCAATCATACTGGTCCGTTAATGCCAGGAGACCCCATGCCTGTTAATTTGGATAACAGCTACTTCAATATCCAAATGTTTGGTATAAACACCAAAGGTGAGACATGTTCGATTGACGTTTACGATTTTGAACCATTCTTCTATGCGAAACTGCCCGATAATGCGAATCACGAGTTGGTAGTTGAGATTGAGAATTCAATCAGAGACACATTTCGTTCTACGAGAACAAGTTATTACAACAAATCATTCAGAACTTACTACATTGATGATCACGACAAACTATATGGATTTACTTCGGGCAAAAAGTCCAAATTCATCAAAATTGTATTTAAAAGCATGAAATGTTTTTATAAAGTGAAGAGATTCTGGACGGACAATGAGGTGATCTATGAAAATGGTCAATTCAAAGGATACTCCGATAAAAAGAAATACGGTTTCAGTAAGTATCCACTATATGAAACGAACATCCCGCCATTGTTGCGGTTCTTTCATATCCAGAATGTAACCCCGTCTGGTTGGATTCGGTTGAAAAAAACAGCAACACATAATGCGACAATTTCTACATCGTGTAAATATAAGTACAAATGTCGTGCGGACCAAATTATTCCACTAAATAATAAGGAAGACACTGTTCCCTTCAAAATATGTAGTTTTGACATTGAAGCAAGTAGTAGTCATGGCGATTTCCCTGTTCCTGTGAAAACGTATAAAAAACTGGCAACAAACATTGTTGATGTGTTTAAAAATCAACCAAATGTCGACGAGAGCAATGGGTTCGCGCTTATAAAACAATCGGTTCTGTGTGCGTTTGGTCATAAGAAATTTGAGAATGTTGATAAAGTGTTTCCAAAAGAAAAGGTTTCCAAAGCGCACATTGAAAAACAAATAGCTCTATTAAGTAATAGTTTGGAGAAAATATATGAAAAAACGTCCGAACGCATTGACGAACTCATTCTACAAGCAGACGAAATCGTTAATCGATACAGTCTAACCGACGACGATGACGGAACTTCTACTGGCACAACTAGCCGTATTCAAAAAGTAGAGGAATGTTTTAATCGCAGTGCCGGAGTAACAAAACCAAAGAAATCCGCAGCTGAGCGTAAATTCTCGAAAAAAACGATACTAGATATCTTACTAATGACGGAAAAAATCGCGCGGGACGAAAAAATTACATTGTTCGACAAAGCTTTGATGTGTTTATTTCCCGAATTGGAGGGTGACAAGGTCACATTTATCGGATCAACCTTTATGAAATATGGCGAAAATGAACCCTATTTAAATCATTGTGTGGTACTTGGGAGTTGCGATGATGTGAAAAACGCAGAAATTCATTCAGTCAAAACGGAATCTGAGGTATTATGTGAATGGACGAAATTAATCCAAAAGGAAGACCCCGACATCATCATTGGATACAATACATTTGGTTTTGATTGTCAGTTTATGTTTAAACGTTCATTGGAATTGGGGTGTGCGCGTAATTTTCTTGAATTATCAAGAATTAAGAATGATACTGGTCATAAACCATGCGCCATTTCAACGGATGATTTCAATCGCGATTTTACAATTGAAAACAAGAAACTGGTTCTTGCTAGTGGTGAATATGATTTGCGCTATTACGACATCGAAGGTAGGTTGCAAATAGATATGTATATGTATTTCCGTCGCGATTTTAATTTATCTTCGTATAAATTGGACGATGTGGTTGGTGATTACATCAGCGATAATATTGTTCATTATGAGAATATTGTCATTGATGACACACCCCGCTGTGAATTATATAGTTCAAACCTAAAAGGGTTACACGTGAACGATTATATTCATATTGATTTGATCTCGTTTACCACAAACCATTACAATAATGGTAAAAAATACGAAGTGTTGGACATTCATGAGAAAATACATAATGGGAAAAATTATAATGTACTTGTTATTGACGGAAACCATACGTTCGATGGGGGTAAAAAACTGCGTTGGGGTATTGCAAAGGATGATGTATCTCCCCAAGATATTTTCCGCTTGACAAACGAAGGACCAACCGAACGCGCAATCGTTGCAAAATATTGTATTCAGGATTGTAACCTCGTACATCATCTAATGAACAAAATCGATGTGATTACGGGATATATTGAGATGTCAAATATTTGTAACGTTCCGATTGAGTTTTTGATATTCCGCGGACAGGGTATCAAACTGACTAGTTATGTTGCCAAAAAATGTCGCGAGAAGAAAACATTAATGCCTGATTTGGAAAAGAAGGAGGATGATGGTGGCTTTGAAGGCGCGATTGTATTGCCACCCAAATGTAAGATGTATATGGATAACCCAGTTGCGTGTGTGGATTATAGTTCACTATATCCGTCATCGATGATTAGTCAAAATTATAGTCATGATAGTAAAGTATGGACAAAAGAATACGATTTGCTGGGTAATCTCGTGACGGAAACGGGCGAAAAGGACCACAATGGCATATTCATCTACGATAACTTGCCTGGATACGATTATATCAATACTGAATTTGATTCTTATAAATATGAAAGAAAAACCGCGAAATCCAAAGAAGAAAAGGTGAAATGTGGTAAAAAAATATGTCGTTGGGTTCAATTGCCCGATGACCAACAATCGATCATGCCGTCTATTTTGGCGGAACTACTTAAAGCACGAAAAAGTACCCGAGCAAAAATCAAAACTGAACCTGACCCGTTCATGAAAAACATTTTGGATAAGCGTCAATTGGGTTATAAGGTTACTGCAAATTCTCTTTATGGTCAATGTGGCGCGAGGACATCCACATTTTACGAAAAAGACGTGGCTGCTTGCACAACTGCAACGGGGAGACAAATGATCATGTATGCACGCGGAATGGTCGAAGAAAACTACGGCAATACCATCGTTACAATGAAGGACGGCACAACTGTGCGCAGTCGTGCGGAATACATTTACGGAGATACAGATAGTGTATTTTATACATTTAATTTTGAAGATTTGGAGGGAAATCCGATTCGAGGACAACCTGCATTAGCAATGACTATTGAATTATCGTTCGAGGTTGAACGCGTATGTAGTCAGTTTTTGAAAAAACCAATGTATCTGGAATATGAAAAAACGTTTATGCCATTTGTGCTTCTGTCGAAAAAACGTTATGTCGGGATTTTATACGAAGATGACCCCAATAAAGGGTCTCTGAAATATATGGGGTTGTCGATTAAACGTCGCGATTCCTGTGATTATTTAAAGGATACGTATGGCGAAATCATCAATATCTTAATGAAAACCCAAGATGTTAAATGTGCGATTGAATATCTTGACAAATCTCTACAAGTATTGATTGATGGCGACGTTTCAATGGATAAACTTGCTATTACAAAGGCATTGCGTAGTGAATATAAAAACCCACAGCAGATTGGGCATTGGGTTTTGTCCGACCGTATCGGCAAACGTGACCCAGGAAATAAACCCAAACCAGGTGACCGCATTAAATACGTGTTCATTGTAACTAAAAATAAAAAGGCACTTAATGGTGACCGCATCGAAACACCCGAATACATTGTAAATGAGAAACTCACCATTGATTATGGTCATTATATTACAAATCAACTAATGAAACCGCTACAACAACTCTTTGGTCTGGCGATTGAAGACATTTGGATTCATCAGCGCAAAGAACCTGCGCGGAAAAAATACTTACATGACATGAGCGCATTGGAAAAAGAACACGATGGCGATTTAGAAACATACAACAAGAAAAAGGAAAAATACTGTTCGGATAAAATAAAACAATTGTTATTTGATAAACGTTTGCGCGAAATCGACCGTGTTAACAATAAGCAACACAGCTTGAATTCATATTTCACAAAATCGTAAATTAAGACACGATTATGCGATAAAAATGTAAACATATTTTTACATTTTTACATTTTTTCATTTTTCATTTTTATACACACGATTAATATAGTGTTTGATTCGATACGTCAATAATTAGCTGTTGACTCGAAACATCTAGTGTCGGTACAACTGCACCTACAATTGTCGGTATATCAAAAGTTAGAACATGCATATTATCGATACTATTCCCTCTTAATGATTGTTGTAACGCGCGACTTATCATATCTGCCGTCGAATTAATAAGATCAGTTTCTGCTTGACTGATCTCCCCTAGTGGCGCATTAATAAGGTCGGCTACCGCCTGACTAGTCGCATTATATGTATCATCAGTAGGTCCAGTTCTTGTTACTGTTCGTGTATCATTATATTCACGTATGTCATATCTACATACAGGACAGCGTGTATTCGTTCTGAACCATGTTTGTATCGCCTCGGGACGGAATGCGTGTTGGCAATGTAAAATGCGGAGCAATGGTTCATCATCCTCAAAGTTTTCAATACTAATTGGACAAGATGTATTTAATGTTGGACTTGTACTACTATACAAAATCATCTCGGTAGCATCTGTGATTTGGGCATTCGTCGGTACAATCGGAACGGGTTGCATAAATGCCTCCGCAACATGAGTACGCGGCACCCACGCACCCGCGGCCGCTACATTGGCGCGTGGTGCAAATCTTTGTGCACGATTTGCACGTGCGAGGCGCGCCACTTCTCTATCATTATTCCATATTTCCTGCAAATTTGTAATCAAACGAGAAGTATTGTCCTGATAACGTGTGAAATTCTCATTATAACTGGTGATTAATGACTGCAATGTCTCAACAATGTCTGGTCGTCGTACATTTTCGTTAAATATCGGCCGTGTAGTATCACGATTTGTATTTAACGAATCTCTCTCTCTGCGTGTACTATTATTGTTATTGTTACTGGTATTGTCGCGTCCTACGGTTACATTTGATATATCGTCGAACATACTTTGGAGATTACGTCTACTGAAATCATCCATCTGATAAATATATATAACATAAAGGTTTATTTATATATGTATTTAAACATGGATAAATATAATAAAAAACGTTTGACTGGACTATACAACCTTGGGAACACGTGCTTTCTAAATTCATGCTTACAAATTTTAAACCATACATATGAATTAAACACTTTTTTGGATACAAATACTACATACAATGATAATATCGAATGTGTTTTATTGAAAGAATGGAACAATCTTCGTAACGTTATGTGGAGTGGAAATGGTATTGTAAAACCAAATCGGTTTGTATCTAGTTTACAAGGAGTTGCAAAAAAACTCGATTTCAATATGTTTTCGGGATGGGAACAGAATGATATTTCCGAATTCCTTTTTTTCTTTATTGAATGCATTCACAAAGGACTATCTACGCCAAAAACAGTGGTTATAAATAAAAATGTTAATAATATTGACAATGAATGCTATACACTATTGAAAACGACCTATGAAAAAGAACATTCTGCAATTATGGATATATTTTATGGTGTTTCTATCTCACATATTTACGACATGAAAAACACATTGAAAAGCACACGACCCGAGATGTTTTTTTCCATTGATTTACCCATCAGCAATCGTAACGGTTCATATGAAAATATTTACAAGTGTTTTGATAATTATACGGGTGCTGAATTATTAACAGGAGATAATGCGTGGTATAATGAAAGTACGCATCGTCACCAAGATGCAAAGAAAAAAATGATGTTTTGGAAATTGCCCAAAATACTGATTATTATTTTTAAGCGATTTAATCATAATTTAAGGAAAAACCAAGATGTCATTTCGTTTCCAATCAACGATTTGGACCTCAAACAATATATCGTAACGAACGATAGTCACATGTACGATTGTTTTGGTATTTGCAATCATAGCGGTAATGTAAACGGCGGACATTATACATCATTCGTTAAAAATGCAATGGATGAATGGTATCACTTTAATGACACGACTGTATTAAATGTAGTGAATAAACAATCGCTAGTATCCAACCAAGCGTATTGTTTATTTTATCGAAAAAAATAATTATATATATTATAGCACTATACCCATGATGAAAAGTTCCCCTTATACAAATTTAAGAGAAAATATGGAAGATAAGGATGCAGTTGCTGGCGAACAACCCGCTGGTGAACAACCTACTGGTGAACAACCTGCTGGTGAACAACCTGCTGGTGAACAACCTGCTGGCGATCAATCTGCTGGCGATCAATCTGCTGGCGAACAATCTGTTGCCGAACAACCTACTGGCGATGAGCCTGTGGTCGACGAAGTCGCTACCGATGAACCTGTCACAGATTCAGTGGAAGAGGAAACAGAAACCAAAGAATCATCAGATGCCGATTTCATGAAAGACAAAATATTGACGACAAATAATTTATACATGCTCGTATTTTTCATAATCGTTTATGTGGTTGCGTACTTCATTTTAGGGATGTTTACAAATACGGGTTCTTCTGGTCGGTTAACAACATTTAGTTATATTATTGATTTATTGCTTTCTATTATTATTATCACCACATTTCTTATATTTTATTTTTCACTTGATGAAGAAAAACAAGGAGTATTTGTGAAAGAACGTTGGTCTGAATTAAAAGACTATATTAAAGATGATTATGCTGGCATTTACCAAACGATTTATATATTAATTCTATATACGGTTGTATATGCTTTTAGAATACCTATGAATGGTATGTCCAAACCTGTCACCATTTACTTTCTAGAAACAGTGGGGTGGTTAATCTTATTATTTATCTTGACATTTATGTTTTTTAAATATGCTTTCAATGTCTCTATTTTTGACGATTTTGAAAAACTGTTCGATTTACAATCGAAGACATCTGACCCAGACGAGACGCCTCCTTCTGATATAGCTACTGCCGTTGGTCCATTATCGGATGTACCTGCTGAGTCTGCTGTGCAAGAACCATTAAAGGAAGTATTTAATTTTGCAAATAACAAGTACAATTACGATGATGCACAGGCTATTTGCAAAGCATATGGCGCGGAACTTGCAACATATGACCAAATCGAAAATTCATACAATAATGGTTCGGAATGGTGCAATTATGGTTGGTCAGCGGATCAGATGGCGTATTTCCCGACACAAAAAGAAACGTGGAAAAAACTCCAATCAGACGATAAAAAGAAAAACGCATGTGGTCGCCCTGGTGTAAATGGCGGTTATATGGCGAACCCAAAGATTAAGTTTGGTGTGAATTGTTACGGTGTAAAACCCGAAGCCAAACAATGCAATTTAGATAAATTAAACAAAAGTGGTCCTCATATTCCCATGACCGACCAAGAAAAAGCAGTCGCTGCCAAGGTTGCTTACTGGAAAGAAAATGGAGATAAAAAATTAAATATAAACTCGTTTAATTATAACAAATGGTCTGCTGGTAGCTAAGTGTCCAATGTAATCTCAGAGAGTTAGTAAAATATATATAACTGTAATGTATAGTTATATATAGCGATGGAGTATTATAAACTGATTAAGTTTATACGTATTAATAAAATTATTATATTACTGTTCTCGTGTTTGTTTTTCACATTGATTTATTCATTGATTGATGATAAACATTTTAAGGGATTAAATCAAGTAAAGGATATAACGAAAAGTGAACTCATTAAAAAAAAAGTTGAGGAAAAGGTAGAGGAAGTGTCCAAAGAAGGTTTCGAGCAATATGAAAATACATTGGACAAAGATATGGAAAAAGATTACAATATAGACAAAACGACAAAAGATATAAAAAAAGAAGTTGATAAACAAGAGCTTCACCCTAAACAATTAAACCCAGATATACTACAAAAAATATTTAACCGTTTATATTTTTCGGTTTCTACTGGATGTCTGGTTGGGTATGGTGATATTTACCCTATTACAAATATTTCTAAAATGCTTACAATTGTACAGTCGGTATTAACAGTGAGTTTAATTCTTGCGTAATTTTTGTGTTATGTTGCGTTTGATTTTATGCTGCACTTTTTTCATTAAACTATCATTGATTGACCCAACGGTTACTGTGTCTAGTAAATGGTCGAAAAAATCGGTGGTAATAATCATGGGTTCTCGATTTTCAAACATTTTTATTGGCAATGAACCGCCACTGAGTGAATTATTAACAGCTAATCCAAATGGACAGGACAAGTGTTCCATCTTTATATATTATATATAGATGGAAAATACATTCAAAATACATTCAAAATACATTATACTTTCGCTCGGATTTCGTTTTCATTCATTTCATTACTGAGAAGATATTTTTACGCTTCTTTGTTTGCTGTTTAGGTATTTCTCCCGTTGGTTGACACACTTCCAATAATACCTTATTCTTAATATACGAAACTGAACAGACTTGTTTGGATACAATTGCTTGACAATGATTCGCGCTTACTACATCTCCTCCCAGACGTACGCCAAGCGAAGCTATTGGCATTTTTGGTACATTGTCAGTTGGTTCAACCATAAATATTTGATGTTCCCCCTTAACTGCGTCGTCCAAGTATTCGAGCGGAACCATCGCACCTAATAATCCGATGATGTCCATATTTAACATCGGACCTCCTATAATATTTTCACTACGGGGCATAAATGCTTGATCTACATTTTTACATCGGTATACTATTTTATCCTCATCCGCAGATGATTTGTTTATTAACTGTTTAAGTCTATCTGTATCGATAAATGCGATTTGTCTGCCAAACATTATTAGAAGATTTGTTGGACTTTCGTTAATATAATCACAGTATTTCACATCTGATTGTTGTATCACATCAAAACTGGATAATTCTGCGTTTTCAAATGGATTCGTCTTGCTATATTTATTTAATTTAACTGAGGAATGTTGAAGTAATAATTCTCGCAGGGCGGCTTTCACACGAGCAAGACTATCAGGACTCGGAGGAGCATAATCAGGACTTGAAGGAGCATAATCAGGACTTGAAGGAGCATAATCAGGACTTGAAGGAGCGAACACCGCATTCGGGGCAACGTTCTCGGCCGCATATATGGTATTTGAAAAATTCGCTCCATCGACGATTACATTCTCATCAAATATTGCACCATGTAGTTTTGCGCCAGTAAAGTCTACGTTCGTTAAATTTGTACCTTTTAAATTTGTACCTTTTAAATTTGCGTGCGTTAAATTCGCCTCTTCTAGAACAGCACCTTCTAAATTAGCACCTTCTAAATTAGCACCCTCTAAATTCGCACCTACTAGAATAGCCTCTTCTAAATTAGCCTCTTCTAAATTAGCCTCTTCTAGAACAGCACCTGCTAGAATCGCTCTTTTAAAATTTGTACCTTTTAAAATAGAATCGGATAGATTTGCGCCTTCTAGATTTGCACCTTTTAAAAAAGAATCGGATAGATTTGCGCCTTCTAGATTTGCATCTGTTAAATATGCATTTAATAACATTGCGCCTTCTAGATTTGCACCTTCTAGATACGCATTTTTTAAATTTGCATCGTCTAAATCCGCACCGCCTAGATTTGCACCTTCTAGATTTGCACCTTCTAGATTTGCGCCGCCTAGATTTGCGCCGCCTAGATTTGCATTGTCTAGAATTGTACCTTCTAGATTTGCATTGTCTAGAATAGCGCCTTCTAGATTTGCACCTTCTTGATCATCACCTGTAAAACCAATGTTAGACAAATTTGCACCAAATCCATTTGCGCCGCCTTTTAATATGATAATTATAATCTGTATGCACTTATTTACTAGGTCATAATCACCTCCATTATACTGTTTGCGACATACACGAATCGCAACGTGCAACGGATATTGACTTGTCGTTTGGTCAATCGTTCTAATATCGGCTGGCATGTTAATCTTGGATATCCTGACAATATTCTGTTTTACATATTCTAAATCAACTCGTTCAATCGCATCTATAATTTCTTGATGTGTCACATTCCCCCCTTTTTGTTTCCGTTTTGTTTGTTTCTGCGTTTTTCTCTTTCGTTTTGTTTGTTTCTGCATTTTTCTCTTTCGTTTTGTTTGTTTCTGCGGACGTTTATTGGGTCGGACATATTTCTTTGTCTTTGGCATTATTATATATATATAAGACTATAATCGATCTATATATAATGCCAAAACCCATTATACTATTTTTATATCAGCCGTCCGTTTTATCTGTCGGTCATCTTTTAATTTCGTTATAATCGCGCCTACGTGGTTCTCGTTTTTAATTATTTTATGCAAACATTCTTCAATATATTGAAATGTCAATGGAGAATAATCTTTTTTCTCGTATTTTTTTATTACTATATTTGCCATGCTCATTTTATGACTATTTATATTATCCATATTACTACATATCCGCTGTGATAATGCCGTTTTCTGCTGTCTTAATTGACGTTGTTGTTCGTTCATTATTTTCAATTGACTGTCGATTTGAATCCATTGTTTTGTGTCTTCCTTCAAAGTCGATTGTGTTAAACTGTTATTCATTTTATATATAATATAATGAATAATTACTATCTATTTCTTATAACGTCTAGATTTGTTATATTTCTTGTATGTCTTGCTTTTCTTGGATTTGTTATTTTTGCCCTTGTATAAAGTGTTGGCAGCTAATAGAACAATCGCAGCGGCGGTGTTAGAACCCATGAGGCTACCGCCTTTGCGTTTGCGCATGCTCTTGCGAGCGCGCTTGGTTTTGCGAACACCTTTGCGTCCGCGCTTACCTTTGCCACCAGCCTGCGCATCCACGGGAGCTTCTTCGCCACCCATCGCAGGAGCATCTTGCACCACTTCTTCGCCGCCAGTAAGATTCATACCAGACGTATCAGCCACTTCGGAAGATTGTAAACCGTGTCCACCAGACAGAGATTTCATTCGTTATATATTTTAGTAAGAAAATTATTTGGTACTGAAATAATACGAATTAAAATGCCTAAAATGGTTAATAATAACAGAAATAATAAAATACTGTATAATAATAAAAAAATGATGTAAATGTACAATTCGTCATAAATTGTTTTTACAAAAGGTTTACTTATTTCTCTAAAATCTTCTAAAAGTCTCTTATCGTGTAGTAAAAGTGTTAATGTATCTTTAATTGACTTTGGTGCTGCCATATTATATTATATACGTAATCCGTTTTAGTTTTTTGAACGATTCTGGACCATCGTCCATTCGTTTTCATTTATGAAAAAATATCATTTTTTATATTAATAATGAGTGACATCTTTGAGCCATCAAGTTCTTTTCCGTTTGACAAATTGGTACTATCCAACCCCATTTCTCGATCTGGCGGTTCTTACTTTATACGTTTTAGTATAAATAACGAACCTGTGTATATCCAACCTCCGAAATGTTTATCACGAAACGGCGTGGTCAATACAAATCGTAAATTTTTAATTGATTTAATGTTTACAAACGATAATGGTGATTTTATAAACTGGTTTGAAAATTTAGAAGAGGTTTGTCATAAACAAATTTACAAATCCCGCGAAGATTGGTTTGAAGGTGATTTAGAATTGTCGGATATTGAAAACTATTTTACGTCTCCTATTAAACTGTATAAATCGGGTAAATATTATTTAGTAAGAGCAGATATACCCAGTGCCCTAGGTAAACCCCAGCTAACTATTTATGACGAACATGAGAATGAAGTGGATATAACTGACATTCTCCAAGAGAATGAATTAATGACTGTACTCGAAATTCAAGGTATTAAATGCGGTGCGCGAAGTTTCCAGATCATTATTGAAATTAAGCAAATGATGAAGTTAGAAAAGAAGAATTTATTTTCAAAATGCATTTTAAAACCTTCTTCTCATTTAGGTAATTCACCAGACACGACGATACCGTTTATTGAAAATAAAATACCCGAAACCGTCGAGATTGTACCCTGTGTAAATAATTTAGAAAAAACGATGACAGAAACCCAAATTGTAGAAGATAATCAAGAACATGAAGTTATTATTCAGAATAATGATGAAACGATAAATATTGAAATTAAAGAGCACCCTGTGACAAATATCGAAGATACTACGGATACATATTTGACGACAGAAAACACAGATACCGAAGACGAATGCGACAATAATAATGTAGCGACCGAACCACATGAAAACGAAGACCAGGACCAGGACAACGATCTAGAACAATGCGAAGATTTTAGCAATATATTAGAAGAAATCGAGTTATTCCCGAACGAAGAAGATACTTTTGAAATTAGCGAACGAAAAGATGTATATTATAAGATGTACAAGGATACGCGAAAAAAGGCAAAACTCGCCAAGGAATTAGCCCTAGCATCTTATTTAGAAGCACGCAAAATCAAAAACACATACATGTTGGAATCTATCGAAGATAGTGATGATAGTGACGAAGAAATGTAAATGTTTAGATAAATTAACTGTACATTGATAAATATATTATACCCACTCTATATATAATGTTGAAAGATTTACAACGCGGATTAGCCAAGTTTTTCACAAACGAACGTGTAATTATATTTATTGTAGTAGTTATCCTTGCGGTAATGATGTTTGGATACGGCGATGCCAAATCCATGATCACTGATGGTTATGCTTCGCTCGGTACCACTAACGGAGAAGTCGCGGCTTCTGAACCCACCCAAGTTAAACAAGGTCCTATGGCTGCTGATCCTATGGCTGCCGATGGTCCTATGGCTACTGCTCCCATGGCTGCCGCCAACCCTGTTGACCTTCTCCCCAAAGACGAGAACAGCAAATTTTCCGCACTTAACCCCACTTCGGTCAACAATGCCAATGGTGTCATGACACCCGATCTTCTCCGCGCTGGACCTCCCCTCAGCAACTTAGAGTCAATCGGACAAACTTTACGCAACAGCAACCAAACTATTCGCAGCGACCCCGCCATCCCCAAAGTTGACGTTGGACCTTGGATGAACTCCACCATCGAGTCTGACCCTTACCGCAAAACTTTCGAAATTGCTGGTCAATAAATTATTTAAAGCGCGATTGGTAGTTTTACCGCAATAATCATTACATATTTAGATACTGTTATGATTGGTTAGGACGGATGTGCTCGGTATAATTAATACTCACATTCCATAACATAAATCCTGCATAATAATATTTTATCATTATATTCTAAAAATGAATGATGATTATGTAAATATGTTCATTCTCTGTGTTGTGATAGTGGGGTGTGTGTATATTTATTTCAAAAATGACGGCGAATTCGATTTAAAATGTATCATATCGCAGGTTGATGGGAGTAAATACTGTGTGAGAGAACGTAGTAAATTACAAGAAGCCGCGGATTTATTAGCGAGTGTTACAAATAAATGTACCGACCTAAAAGATTATCTGCGCGAAAATCACAATGACGAAGAACGGGTTCAACGTTTAGTTAAAGGATTTAGTAAAACAAAAATAAGCGAGACTTTACCCACCAGTAAATTTACCGCATATAGTGAGAATAAGGGTGAAAAAATCGCATTCTGTTTGAATAAAAAGAAAAAGGACAATAATAATTTGATTGATGAACATACGTTAATGTTCGTCGCCATTCATGAAATGGCGCATATTATGACCGAGTCAATTGGTCACAAAGATGAGTTCTGGGATAATTTCCAATATTTGCTGGAAATTGCGGAAAAATCCGATATTCACAAACCCCGTGATTATAAAAAAGAACCCCAAGAATATTGCGGAATGACAATTAGCGATAATCCATATTATGACCATTAACAAACATGTGAAATTGTATATTTATCATAAATAAGAATAATTGATTAGAAATAAAATGATTAGTAAATATAATTAATAATCATCAACAATGTCAAGAAATTCTCGAAGAACATACAGCATGGACAGCAATACCTCGGTAGATAGTGCGTCGTGTATATACGAAGAGGAACATGAAACACTACGTTTCCCACCGATACAGGGTACAGAAACAAAACCTAGACTGTTATTTGGAGCAAACAAGAAACTGTTTACTCGCACATCAACCAAGCGCAGACTGCGAAGTAATCTCGCTAGTCTCTTAAAAACATCGGAAATACCTACACTCGACGATGCAATCAAAATTGTGCGGGGGTATAATTATAATAAAGTAGAATAAAATTGGGTTGTTGCTTTTTATCCAAATTATATATTTCCTCGATCTATCGTTACTACACAGGACATAACAATAAACGTATGTGTACATTTATTGTTTTTTAGTTATCGTTTATCCTATAAATAATATAAGAACAAGAATACTTATATTATCAATAACTAAATTATAAGCTTATTGTATAATATATGATAAAAATATTAATTAATAATCTTACTGAAATATCTCATTGTATCGTTTTTTCTGGTGGGAAAAAGGTTAAACCAGAAGAAATTTTTAGCACAATTGAATTGGCGAAAATAGAAATCGATAAACCAACGTTCATCTATTCAGATATGGAAATATTCGAAGATGACAGTATACGAGCAATTAAAAAGAAAATATTAAAGGAATTGTCCTTTTTAGATAACATATCATACGACGAATTATATTTATATTATGAATCCATTATCAATCCAAGTTATAAAGAAATCTACAATAACATTACAAATAACGGAAATGATATTCTATATGACCATATTTTAAAACAAACCCTATTTAATTTTAACTACAATATTGCGAATACTGATTTCGAAGCAATCGGGACGAAAGATACATACAATTATGGTGATTTATTGAAATTGAAATTTGATAAAAACATTAAATTCAATATGCCTCTCGGTATGAATTTTTTGAATCATATCAATTATGCATTCTCTGGCAATCCAAGTGATGTTTTTTATGGCACAGAAACAAATACTCACGAGAAAAAGGCATATGAAAATGCAAGCAATAATTTATTAATTAATATGGACAATAACTTATTATTAAATTATGACGTTAATCGCAGTACTATTTATTTAGTGGTTGCATCAACTATGATTAACAAACAGTCCAGTCCAGTCCAGTCGTATTTTATCGATTTATACTATCCGTTCTTAAAAAAACGAAACATTAATAGTTATGATGATATGGTTAAAAACAATGGAATTTTAATGAAACAAACCAAGGAGATCATGAAAGACAAGTCGTTTAAATATTATGATAATATTAAGTTACTTCATAATATTTATGCAAATAAGAAAAAGGAGATTGCATATACTGAAACTGGATTTAATGATATGAATTTTGTCATTCATCCCCCATTTAAAACAGTTATGCCCTTAGAAAATATATTCAAGTTAATTCACTGCACCGAAGATATTCCACTTATTCGATTCAATCCAGGTAAGCGTAAAGACAATATTTTTAGAATATACAGTACATATGTATCACGTACTGGGAAAAAGATCCCATTTTACTCCAAAAGTGTCATTACCACATTTTTAAAACAGCCCCGAAAACATAATAGTATTAGTTTTTATATTAAATCCAATGACTACACGATTGTCGTTGATTTATTAGCAAACAGTTCGTTACAAGTCAGTTATAACTCAAAGAAAATATTAAATACCAAACAGCTCGAAAAACTCTTGAAAAAACATTTGAACATCATTGTTTCAGCTTTAAATACATTGCTACTCCAATCTGGGTTCTCACTATCATTGTTCGATAGTTTCGAGTCACCGTCGATTGAAATCGATAGTCTCAAATATTATATTTATTTCGAAAGTCAAAGTAATATTAATATTAATAAGTGTAAAACAATGTTTTCTCACATTTTTGACAGCATTGATAGTAAAAATGAATCTCTTGTGTATAAACGCGTTGAAAATTTCAAGAAGATGGATGCCATAAATACAACAATCAATACCATTTATAAAAAAACCAATGACGAATCGTTAGTTATCAAAACACTGAGGGACAATTACGCATTGTCAGAAGTGGATGCAGCAAAACAAATGAATGTTTTTTTTGAGAGTTTTACCAGAATTAATGGTAAGTATGTAAATAAAAGTATTGACATTGCCGAACATCCTGGATTTGCGACCAATCTACGTTTTATTCCGTTCGAGAAACAATCTTATTTTGAAATCGAGAACATTACCAGTTTAAAATACATTGAATTTATTAATATTTATATTGATAGCTTATTACGTCTCATATTTGGCGGTGAATACCTGACTGGCATAGATAAAGATATTATTGACGGTGTATGTAAAGAAAAGAAAATCGAAGACGAAAGTCATGTTGACACTGTTATCATAAATGAAATCGAAAAAGGAGTCAAACCATTAGCATTTATTACAGAAGTCGAAAAACACGATGATGAGGATGACAGTGATGATGATGGTATCTTTTTCGGAGATTCTGACGATGAAGACGATGATTCGGATGATTCGGATGATTCGGACGATTCCGAAGATAAAGAAATGGGAGGAGGAGGTGCGGATACACCAGATAAAATCGATCCATCTAGTTTGGATGGTACGTCGTTAATGCGACCCAATATTTTTTTCAGTCGTATGGAGAAGAAAGACCCGTCTCTTTTTTTAACAAAAAAACAGGGTAATTTCGACTCATATTCTCGCATGTGTCCTCATTCTGATTTAAGACAACCAGTTTTGCTTACACAAGACGAAAAAGATTACATTGACAAACATAATCCTGGTTCATATAAAGGTTCTATTGAATATGGAAGCGACCCGAATAACAAATTTCATTACATTTGTCCTCGTTATTGGTGTTTACTTACAAATAGCAGTATTACAGAAGAAGAAATGAAAAAAGGAAAATGCGGAAAAGTGATTCCACTTAAAGCAACAAATGTACCAAAAGGACATTATGTATTTGAATTTGACCATCCGAAAATACATCGAAATGCAAAAGGGAAATATATGGAGCATTCGCCTGGTTTTTTATCGAAAGACTCCCATCCAAATAGTCAATGCATTCCCTGTTGTTTTAAAGATTGGACGAATAAAAAAAAGTCGAAAACAAAGGAAACTGTTCAAGATGAACGCATAAGACAGTGTACTGCTCCTGTCGCCGACACAAATATTACCAAACCCAAAGAAAAGGTCAAACAAAATATTACGTCATTACAATACATTATCGGGTTTGAAAGTTATCCATTACCCGACGGTAGATATGGATTTTTACACCCAGGTATTGAAAAAATGTTGAATATCGGTTATAAGAAAATCGTTGAGCCTCAAAATCCCGCATTCATTAAGAAAAATAAATGGACAACATTGCGGTTTGGATGCGAAATATCGGAGAATAAATCCTTTATGGGATGTGTTGCTGAATTACATCGTATTAGTAATAAAGTAGGGTATAAATGGGATATTCAAGAATTATGTAATCAATTATCAAAAGCCATTAAATTAGACGATTTTATACGATATAATAATGGTACATTGATATCGAGTTTCAAAGATGAAAAGAAAAAAATAAGAGAAGTTAATCTTGGCAATTATGCGGATACCAAATTATATAAAAGTATGAATAAAATGGACGAAGTGCAACTCAACTTCTTGGAAGATGCTATTATTGCATTAGAAAACTTCAAACGGTTTTTGAAAGATCCAAAATCACATATAGATCATACATTTATGTGGGATATTTTATGTGATGAACAAAATCCTCTGGGCATTGAACCCATTAATCTGGTCATATTGGAAATGGATTTTAATGATATTACCAATAATGTTAATGTATTGTGCCCCACAAATGCATACTCGAACCACGTGTATGATGAAACCCGTAAAAATTTTGTATTAATTAAACAAGACGGGTTTTATGAAATATTAAGTCAAATCATTTTTGTTTCGAAAGAATCCAGCTCGGTAAAGGGTTATCATCTTTTCGATCCAGCAGAGGAAGAATTAAAGGAAATTAATATTATGATGAACACAATTAACCAAAATATGAAATCTCAATGCAGAGGTCTTGCTAGTATGCCCAAGAAATATATTTTTGATAATAATCATGATGCGAAAACCATTATAAAATACTTATTGGAAGCGTCATACATCGTCGAAAGACAAGTGATTAATTATCAAGGAAAAGTTATCGGATTAACTGTTAAATCGAATGATCACGAACCTTCTGGTTTCTTTGTCCCTACCGCACCGTCTATGTTGAATAAAAAAATGGAATTCGTCACAATGGATCACGATATTTGGAACGATTTTAAATTCACCATTAGTAAATTAAAAGATTTGCACACGGTTAGTAACGGAAAAGTCATGTGCTTGCCAAAACATAAGGTTGTTGAGGACGGACTGATTGTGGGATTAATTACACAAACCAACCAGTTTATACAAATTGTCCCTCCTTATCAAAACATTGATGAAGAATATAAACTGAAATTGGAAACATTAAACGAAACGAATCACATTCTTGCCGACCGAAAATTAAATACATCGTCGAGTGGAGATAATGCTCGTGTAACCACTGTTCGTAATTTGAAATTGGAAAATAACTTTTATAATGCATTCCGTAACATTGTTCGTGTATTAATTCACAAAAATGTCAATAATGAGGTATTACAAAATATTAAGCATTATGTCGAAAATCCCAAATTTTATTATAAAACGAAGATGGAACAAATCATTAAAATGATGGGATTTATTATCGTCAAGTTCGTTGATTTCGTAGAATATGACGAATCCACTTTAAATGATGTTGAACAAATAACCACATGTTTTGACAACGACACTACTAAAAAATACTGTATTATGAGGAAAGATGTTCCTGTATTGTTGATTCCCAGCAAAAATTTAATAAGTGGTGTTGAAAACAAACAACTTTATTTGGAACGGATTTCGGACGAGTTTATTCGCAACAAAACAATGCAGAGTTACTTACTTGAATCCGAAAGTCATATTCAAATTTATGCCAATAATTACAGCATTGATAAAAACGAGTTCATTATATTGCAACAATTGCTCGCAGATAATTATTTCGATAATATTACGGCTATTTCGAAAAACAGCGTATCGCAATTAAACAATTTTGATCTAGCACAACCCAATTCGACACAGTTTTATAGTAACAAAATTGTTCATAAACCCGACGAAAATTCACATATTTTAGATAAATACATCAGTTGTGTTCACGCCGTTTCGAAAATTCCGCTGAACCCGACCAATGGTAAATGGAACACAGTCACCTCATTCAGTAGCAGAGAAATATTATTTAAACATACAACTGATTATTGTTCATTCGCCTTATTACAGGTTTTATACGGATTACACACACAGAAATATATAAGTATCGTCGAAATTAAAAATAAACTATGGAATAACTTCTATTTTATGAACATTGGTAAATTCCATGACAAAATTTATGATATATTAAACAAACAAGGTAAATCCGATATTATTAAAAAAATAAACAGCGGGAAACTGTCGTTAAATGCAGCGATCAAGGAAGATGGGTATTTTATTACAGATTTGGATGTTTGGGCATTCATATTTACAGAACATATTCCAGTCATAATGATTTCCGAATACAATTTCCAATCCATGATGAAACATACGAATTGGCTCATTAATAACAATACATTGGACAAAAAACATTATATTATACGTACTGATAAAAACTATGAATATTCTATGATTGAAACCCCTCAATTTTTGAAGGACCTTTCTGGATTCGATGATAAAATGAAAACAATAAGTGATGAAAAATCTGATGAAATTATTTTCAATAATATACGACCCGATGATTATTTGGAAATTTACAAATAAGATTTCGGCTCTGCGATGCTGATGTCTCTCGCAAAATAAATATGTATTAAAAAACTATATATTTATTATTTTGTATTGCGATTCTTTACAGACCCATGTCGTAAGAATCATCCACGTTTACACAATCACTTGTGTTTATTTTAAACGTACTAATGTTATTTTCAAGTTTGGTATTAGCACATGCCCTATCTTGCTTAATACCGAACGCCTTTTCGATGTCTTCTTTTTGTTTCATTTCTTTATAGTCGGTATTGTCGTGTTTCTCCATTTCCTTCATGTCCAATAGGAGTTTACACATTCCCGTTCCGAATGGTCCGATTTGTCCAAGCATTACGTTTGCAGACACACCACGAATGTTGTCAAACTCTGCATGACGACTCGCATTCAACAATACTTCCGTATGTACTTCAAATGTTGATTTGGCAATCGGTCCAATGTTATCATTCAGGATACCCGAACGGAAAATCGCCACCATATTTTTCGTGAGTGTCATGCGATCACATAGCAAGCCCAAATGATGATAGTTAATATATACACCACTGAATTCCATGACATCCACGAATTCATCATGAATCATTTGACGCGCCGCTTCTAGACCAAGCACATTAAATACCTCTTTAATATCATTACTGATGGTACGACCAGAATCAATGTAATCAAGTGCCAACACGTCCAGAAGATTCGTGCCAATCGTATCTAGCACATAAATGTCTTGGGTATCGTATCCATTTTCACTCGGTACCATATAATTCTGGACCTTTCGGACATTAATATTCGAAATCTTACTCACGCCACGAAGAACGATGTTATTCAATAGCTTTTCCTGGAATTCGCGAAGTAAGTAAATATCATCGGACTGGTCAAGAATGACTTGCGTTCCCTGGGTTTTCTTCTTTTGATTGTTCAAGATTGAGTTGTTCAATCTTATTCTGAACACCAAATTACTCATGTTATAATCCGAATAGATGCACTGCACATCGTTACCATACGTCGCATTGATCGCGAAATTAATATCATCCATTGTAATATTGCGATGTAACATTTTCTCGGCATCAATCTCGATACGAATAACCCATTTGGATTTTTCAAACGTTTCTTCTTCGACTTCCAAACATTCTTGCACCATGTTTTCGAATTCATTGTATTGTTCCATTAGATAATTGTCGTCTTTAATCACGGTGGATGCTTCATTCGCGTCGAAACAAATTTGCACGCGCTTCACAAGATTACTCAGTTTAGTATGATTCAACATTTCAGAATAACTGATGGCTTTGTTTTGGTCGGTTTGTTCATGGTCTTGCATGAAAATGGTCAATGACGCACTCTTCGGGTTCTTCGTCAAGCGCAGAATCTCTTCAATGCGTGGCACACCACGGGTAACATTCGACTTCGACGCAACACCAGCCAAATGAAAGGTATTCAGTGTCAACTGCGTAGTCGGTTCACCAATGGATTGACCAGCAATCACTCCCACCATTTCACCAGGATGTACCAGACTCTCCTTATATCTTAGATAAACCGTCTCCAATAGCATTACTAGTCCCTTTCTATGGAATCGCTTCATCACCAATAGTGTTTTGGGGTTCAAATAATAATAATACAGAACTTTGAATAGTTCATTCTCTTCCATGTAATACAAATGGGTAATCTTGTCGTAGTATTGATCGATTAACTCAAATGCTTCCAAAGGAGTGATATCCACCGCACTATTTCCATTCAGATGCAACTGGTTCGCAATATTATCAATAATGTTATTGAAACTCACTGGCGCTTTCACAGTATTGTCGTTCTTGTATTTAAATACGTCCTCAATCAAACGCTTTCTCATCGACAACATGTAATTGATTTTGTCAAGACACTTTCCTTTGGTCTCGTCACGCTGTTTTTTCATACGCGTAATTGTTCCTTTGGTGTAGATTTGCGCCATTCCTTTGCGTTCGTCGTGAATACCGATAATATCATAAAGCATATAAATATCATCCGTGTTCATCCCAACAATAGGAATGCATTGGTTTTCAATCTTTGTCGAATCGAATCCGTCTTCGCCGTACGCGAACTGAATAATCTTATGCTTGTTGTTTCGCACAGTCATGTCATACTCGACCTTCAAATCTTCAAGACCCTTAATCAATCGTCTCTGGATATAACCTGTCTGGGATGTTTTTACCGCCGTATCAATCAAACCGATACGTCCACCCATCGCATGGAAAAACAACTCGGGCGCAGTGAGACCAGAAATATACGAGTTTTCAATGAAACCGCGAGCACCAGGCGAATCGTCATATTTATTGAAATGAGGGAGTGTACGATTCTCATAACCATAAGGTACTCGCTTTCCTTCCACACTCGTTTGACCCAAACACGAAATCATCTGGGAAATGTTAATCAGCGATCCCTTCGACCCCGACTCGACAATCATCAAGAAACGGTTGTTTTGGTCCAGTGATTTGCGACCAATCTTGCCCGCCTGTTCAGTCGCCTTGTTCAGAATATTACTCACACCTGTCTCGAACGCCATCATATTGGAATTCGCACTTGTATTGTCGAATGTTCCCAAATGCAGTTGGTCAATCAATGAATGTACTTGTTGTTTTTGGTTTGTTACGACCTGGATAATGCTATCTTGCGTTGTGGTGTCAGCAATCAAATCACTAATACCAACACTATATGAACTGGTTGTCATGTATTCCGTAATAATGTTCTGCAAATCATCAATAAACTCCATTGCGCGAATGTTTCCATAATCATTAAAGATACGATGGATGATTCCCTTGGTCGACGAACCCAGCACCGACTTCTCCATTTGTCCGCGTTTATAATTTCCATTCGTGATTTCCAACACATTATTTGATGTTTGGACATCCTCGTCATCGCCGAATAATTTCGTTTTGTATTTCAACGTAAGAGGAGGTAGGATTTGACTCAAAATCTCGAAACTATTAATTTCCGCGTTACCACCTTCGAATAGCTTATCGAGGTCGATATTCTTATAATTCATCAGTAGATTCATTGCTGCTTTTTTCGAGAAATTAATGTCAGGGCGAGTGAACCGATACGACCCAAGCATAGAATCCTGAAAGATACCAATAATCGGCGCATTACTCGCAGGACTCACGATTTGATACGGAATTGCTGCCAACTGTTTCAATTCTGTCTCCGCAACAATATTTTGAGGCATGTGCATATTCATTTCATCACCATCAAAATCAGCATTATAAGGTTTGGTATCACCCACATTCATTCGGAATGTGTCACCTTTCTTCATCACACGCACCAAATGACACATCATCGACATTCTGTGCAAACTCGGCTGACGGTTAAACAATACACCATCGTCGTCCATCATATGACGATGTACCACATCACCGATTTCAAGACGAATTGATTCGCGGTCCATATATCTCAGCGAAATGTTATCGCCATTTTTACGCTCCAAGATTTTAGCGCCAGGATAAATATCAGGACCATTCTGTATCAGTGTGGTCAAGAATTTGATATTTCTCTCATTGACTTTCACAGGTTTCGTAATGTTCATCGCGATTTTCATCGGCACACCAAGTTCCTTAATCGACAAATTCGGATCACCTGTAATCACCGAACGAGCACTGAAATCCACACGCTTTCCCATTAGATTTCCTCTAATGCGACCGAATTTACTGTTTAAACGATCCATAATACATTGGAGAGGACGACCAGAACGTTGCTGCATTGGAGCTGAACCTTTTACTTTGTTGTTTACAATCATCGCCACGAAATATTGTAGGACATTTCGTAATCCTTCAATCACGTTCGGATTGGTTTCGCCCGCTGCCAATTTATCCTTTAAACTGTTATTTTCACGAATAATATTACTATAAATATGTGTAAGATCATCTTCACTGCGTTGTTGGGCATCGTGCTTTACCGACGGACGCATCGCAGGAGGAGCAATCGGCAATACTTGACACACAAACCATTCAGGACGGGACCAAACAGGACTAAATCCGAGAAAATGAATGTCATCATCACTAATTCGCTTGAAAATCTTGATAATGATTTCGGGTGTTAATCGCATCTCCACCTTCTTCTCCTCTCCATCTCCGTCATCCAATTTATCCCAGGTCGCCATAATATTGGCTAAACCTTCCAATTTAATTTTATCAGGACATTTGCAACCACAACCTTCACCGTTGCTATCGCCACAACGTTTAATTTTAGCTACGTGACTCGTTACATAACTCCAACGTTCACTTTCACTGTATTCCAAAATGTGCTTGTGTCTGTCCTTGTTTAATAGCAGTTTACTACATTTCAAACAGATTGATTTACAAACCTTCATGATTTCTTTAATGTGCTGAATAAAGAATACAGGACGACCTAGTTCAATATGTCCAAAATATCCAGGACTGTCAATATAAGTATATCCATCCGTTGGACAAATGTATCCTGGTTCCAAGACACCCATCCGAGGGTCAAACAAACCACCAGGTTGGGGCTTATTATTTATGTACGTATCGCGGGATGTGATTTCCACTACCGAATTCTTACGAATTTCCTCGGGGGACAATACACTAAATTGGATCCCAATAATCTTAGATGTATTCATTTTATGCATACTGTAATAATATATATCTATATATTTTTATTATACATTCTAATCAATTTTGTTATCAAACATAAAAATTGATTGAATATGATTATTTTATAAACATTATAATATTATTACAGTATGGTGCGAACTAACGACAAAATGAAGACTAATGGTGCACGTAACGCGAGCAAGACTAAGGCGAGCTCCAATGACAAGCGAAAAACGAGAGGTTCTCCCTCTTCCGACGACGAATCTTCTTCCGCCGAGGACGATGATGATGATTATTACGAGGAAGAAGAGTCTGAGGAAGAAGAGTCGGATGAAGAGGAGTCAGAGGACTCTGAGGAACGAACCAAAGAACTAAAAAAACAAGCAAAAAAAATGTTGAAACATGAGGACATTCAGCGTATTATTTCAAAACTCATCCCTTCGAAATACATGAAGGAGAGAGTGAAAAATCAAAAAGAAACAAAAAACAAAAAAAATAAGAGAAAACAGAAAAAAAGCAAGAGTACTGACTCGGATGGTTCACGTTCTCCCAGTTATTCGGACGACGAAACGGAGGAAGATTCCGAAGAGTCCGAAGAATATATTGACGGTGAGGACTCGGACAGCAAAGACGATGAACGCAACATTATTCTTCTCATGGGTGACGAAGTCAATGAAGAAGAAGAATATATGTCCGATAACGACGACGAAGATTGCAACAGCGATGATGAAGAAATGTTTATGAAAGAATCATACGAAAAAATTATTATCCCTTCTAGCATTCCTCAGAAGAAGAAGAAATCCAAGAATGTGGAGAAAAACGAAGATGATGACGATTCTGTAACCCAGGAAGATATCACGCAAGATTACAAGGACATGTGTGAACTTAAAAAAGACCTGACTGATAAGCTAAACAAAAAACCCAAAAACAAATGTCTTATCAGAGCTATTCGGGATTGTGATGATGATATCAAAGTCCTGGTTCGCGGAAATCGTATTAAAAATGCGAAGAAATACCACAAACTTATCCATAACCAAAACAAATTTACGAACGAGGTCGAATATTTCAAAACTAAAATGACCTACCAGGAACAGATGCGGATTATGAATGAACTCAGAGACATCAACAAGTACATCAATATTGACAAGCCTTACCGTATCGCGCTGCTGAACTCGCAAATTCCGCAGAAATTCAAGGCAATCGCTTTCCAAAAACTAAACGTACTGAAAACCATGGAACCTGGTGATCCCGAATACTATAAACTCAAACAATGGGTGGATGCATTCATGCGTATCCCGTTCAATACCTACAAATCACTCGATGTTCAACTCAGTTCAGGCATCGATGAATGCAGCAACTTTATCGAAAATGCTAAGAATACACTGGATAACTGTGTGTATGGTCTGAATGATGCAAAGATTCAGATTATGCAAATGATGGGACAATGGATCACCAATCCCACCTCTGTTGGTACTACTATTGCCATTAAAGGACCGATGGGTACGGGCAAAACTACTCTGGTCAAAGAAGGCATTAGTAAAATTCTCAATCGCGACTTTGAATTCATTGCTCTGGGCGGTAATAGTGATGCTAGTTTTCTGGAAGGACACTCGTATACATATGAAGGCAGTAGTTGGGGTCGTATTGTTCAAATCATCATGGATAGCAAATGCATGAACCCTGTCATTTATTTTGACGAACTTGACAAGATCAGCGATACACCCAAGGGTGAAGAAATTATCGGGATTCTCACACATTTGACTGATACTACACAGAACTCTGAGTACCATGACAAGTATTTCTCCGATATCTCGTTCGACCTCAGTCGCTGTTTGTTTATTTTCAGTTACAATGATGAATCCAAGATTAATCCCATTCTACGTGACAGAATGTATCGCATCCAAACAAATGGTTACGATTCAAAAGAGAAAATCATCATTGCCAGAAAGCATCTTCTTCCGAAAATCAGAGAGCAAGTGTGCTTCAACGAGGATGAAGTGATTATTCCCGACGAAACCATCCAATATATTGTTTCGTCGGAAGCGCTTACACAGAAGGAAGACGGCGTTCGTAATCTCAAACGCTGCCTAGAAATTATTTATACCAAGCTCAATCTATTCCGTCTCGTTAAGAGTGACAATAAGATCTTTGATGAAGACATCAAACTCAAAGTTGCATTCCCATTTACCGTTACAAAGGAACATGTTGACGTATTGCTCAATAAAAAGGACGAAAAACTCAATGCTAGTCTATTTGGATTATACATCTAAATATTCCAAATATTATACTATTAGTATTCAATACATAAATAATTATTTTTTTATGTATTTTAGAGTATATTATAGCATTGTCGTTTCAAATATCGCGCTCGTTACCAAATATGGATCACAATTTGAAGCTGGACGTCTATCTTCAAAATAACCTTGTTTATTTTGGATTGTCTCATGACCTATACGCACCGATGCACCACGATTGGCAATACCGTTTGTAAATGTTGTATAACTCGATGTTTCTGACTCACCCGTCATTCGTTCCTCATTATTCGCACCATATACCTTCATATGTTCCGTATGTTTTTCCGACAATTTATCAATTGCTGCATGTATATAATACAATCCGTCTTGTTCGTTCGTCCCTTCGCGCATATTTTTTGTACTATAATTCGCATGACATCCCGAACCATTCCATGCACCTTTCAATGGTTTCGGGTCAAGACTGATTTTCATATTATGTTCTTCGGACATGCGATACAATAAAAAACGCGCCATCCATAAATGATCCCCCGCAGCGATACCAATACACGGACCTATTTGAAATTCCCATTGACCTGGTGCTACCTCTGCGTTTATGCCTGAGACAGTTATTCCATAATCAATACACTCTATCATATGGTCTATTACGAGTTGCCGTCCAAATACGTTTCCTGTACCCACTCCACAATAATATTGACCTTGCCCTTTTGCATCACGTGAACCACATGGCTCGCCCGTGTTCGGATCTAAAACAAAGTATTCTTGCTCTAATCCAAACCACGGCTCACACATTCGGTTTTTATCAAATAAAGCTTTTGCACCATCACGGGTATTACTCGGTGTTGGTTCACCATTCATATCATACGTACCGCACAATACCAATACCGTCAATTTTATATTTGTTTTACTCTTGAATACTGCCTTGGGTTTCAGTAATATTTCGGAATTCTCGCCGGTCGCTTGTCCCGTCGAACTCCCGTCATAACTCCAATTCGGTATATTGGCAGATTTACCAGACAACAATCGCAACTTACTGCGTAACCCCCCTGTTCCGTCGACCCATACATATTCATACAAAGACATTATACCATAATATATCATGTCTTTTCTAAACCAGTTATGCAAACAGTTTATATTTCCATTGCTTGACCAATGTCATTGCCTCCGCGCGTACGTAATAATCGATTATGTGTTTCGTCCATACATAAAAAACCATTATTATTGGTTAAATTTGTAGGCGAACACCCCTTATTACCAGCCAATTTACCGAAACTATCGAGTTTCACAGGAGTATCCGATAAGCCGTAAAATCCAGGGAAACCATCCACTTTATTTCCATTCTTGATTTCGCGGATTTCTTTGGGATTTGTGAACCCTTCTTCGTAATCGTAGGTTTTACTAAAATGCGTCGCCTCGCGAAACGGGACAATCGTCGTACTTTTTTGTAATACCACGATTATTAATATCACCACTAGGGACATGACAATCCAATATTCTATTTCTATTTTCATAGTTTATACACTATTTTTATATTTTTTTACAGAATCAATGAAACGTCCTTTTTCAACATTCGTTTTCATTAGATCATTATAAAGATCACTCGACCGTCCATTATACGTATTACTCATTGTATTTTTGTTCGTATTGTAGTTCACCCATAATTTATTTAGCATATTACGTCGCCAGCGATTTAATTTATATATTGCACCATCTATGTTAAATGATTTGAAATAATCCCGATTCACATATATTGCCAATAACAATATTGCCATTGCAAAAAATATACTATACCCCATATATATTCTATAACCACAAAATATACATAAAAACAATAATTATATACTATATAATGAATAGCCAAGAACGTATTCAACTTAAAAAAATGATCACTGAATCTGAATGTGGCGACAATACCGAGAATATCCGAAAACTCAAACATAGTTCTAAACTACATGCGGATATTCACACGATTGAAGGATTGAAACGTGCTAACCCAACCATGAATGCCGAGGAAATGTCCGCATTATGTATCGAAAGTGCTCGCTTCTTATACGACAATTACAGCGACATCTTCCATAAAGTTATTAAAGATGAAATTGACCTCGTCATTATGGCAAACTTTTTAAACACATTAAAACAAATCGAAGATTGCACCATTGATCAACACGAGGGTTCGGTCATTATCGGTAAAATTCTTAAAGAAATGTTTGTGGATAGTGCACTCCGTCAAGGTGACAATAATGATAAGAAATACGCCGAAGATAAAAAACCGATTTATGATGGACAGAAAATTTCATGGTCACAATTCAAAAATGCTCATGCTCAAAATACTAATTAATATATCTATAATATAAATTGAACCGTTCGTTCATATATCCATTAAAATTGAATATAAACCCATGTTTTATATTCAACATATTATTTATCATGACCAGTTTTACTCCTCCTCCCATCACTTCGTCGTATACCCCCAGTCATGTTTTGTTGAAAATCGCGATTCATTCTGAAGACCAAACATTGATCGGTAAATATCAAGATGCAATTAGTGTACACAATCGGAAAATGTTACTAAAATGTCCCGACTCTGGGTTTGACATTTTCGTACCCGATGATTTCACATTTAATTCATGTTTCGATACCCATATGATTGATATGAAGGTTTCTTTCGAGATGCACCCATACAGTACGACTTCCAATACATACGACGAATGCTGTGGTTTCTGTTCGTATCCTCGTTCGAGTATTTCGAAAACGCCTCTCATGTTGGCGAATCATGTAGGTATTATTGATTCGGGATACAGAGGCACACTTCGTGGTGCGTTCAGAATGCTACCTACAACCTCCACAAATGCAGCTAATCAACAATATATCGTTGAAAAACATCAACGTCTTTTGCAAATTTGTCATCCATCGCTATGTCCCATTTACGTTCAACTCGCTACGGTTGGGGAATTGTCGTCTAGCGCACGAGGTAGTGGAGGGTTTGGTTCTACTGGTGTATAATTATCTGGATAAATAAAATATATATCGATATTACACACAATCCAATTATTTTTTTCATGCACAAAATAGAAGAGGATAATATAGCTGTATATAATGGACTCATCTATTCAAAGAAACATATTAAACACAAAAAAGTTATTACATTTGATTTAGATGAAACAATCGGGTCTTTCGCTCACTTACATATTTTATGGAAAGGTGTTTTGCGATTTATAGATAAAAAAAATAAAAATAAAAATAAAAATGAGATGTTTTCACAACTATTCGATCTATATCCTGAATTTTTACGATATAACATCATATATATATTGAATTTCTTAAACAGAAAAAAGGAAGATAAGGACATCAATTTGTATTTATACACAAATAACCAATGTGAAATTACATGGATTAATCAAATTACTCTTTATATCGAGGAGAAATTAAAAATAAGCAATCCGTTATTCGATAAAATTATATATGCGTTTAAAATTAAAAATAAGCGCATTGAACCCAATCGAACATCGCATGATAAAACACACGAGGATTTTATCAATTGTGTAATGTTGCCGAAAACTACGGAGATTTGTTTCATCGACGATTGCTTTCATCAAGAGATGATTAATAACAAGGTATATTATATTCAACCCAAAGCATATTTTCACGGACTTTCGACCAATACTATTATTACGCGATTTTTGAATTCCAAATTAGGGAAAACATGTGCACTCGAATCAAATTTAAAACATAATTATGTATCTTTTTTATATGATTGGTTTGATTTTAATCAAGCGAAAAAATATACTCCAAAAAACTATATATATAGTAGTGTAAACGAAAAAAATATATCGAAAAGAATATTATATTACATTAAAGAGTTCATATATGCAAAAAATGGGAGTAATAATAATAAATCAAAGAAGAATAAAATTAAACAGAATTTTACTAGGAAAAAATACTAAGTTGTATCATCGGACCCGTAATCTTCGTCGCTATTATCTAGATTTTCGTTTACCAATAATATGACTTCTTCTTGTACTGTTAGTTTTTGAAACGTCAAACATTCATCGAACTTGTACACAATAAATCGACGATTTCCACACATGCATTGGACATTTATACCATTATCAGTGAATGTTATATTTGTAACTATACCACCATTGGTTAATACACCTTTTCCATTTAAACGCAACCATCTCACCATTCGCCCTTTCATTAAATCATTGATCTCGTCAACATAACGATATTTCATCAGTTTTTCAACAAGTATTGGGACGTTTTTTGTCTCGTGTTCATTCAATACGTGTATTATATCACCCATTATATCATCGGTTGTCTTATTTTCCAAGTAACTGACGTTTACATTTTCAATACTACTTAGTAAATCATTTATATCTATATTGCTCTCACAATCGCCATCCTTCCTTGCTTGGTTTATTATTTCTTCCATGTTTGATTAGTTATCAATATAAATATATTTTTATATTGTTTACCAATGGACGTCAATATTAACAATAAATATATTATAGAAGAAAAAATTGCTAGCGGAGGCTTTGGTATTGTTTTCAAAGGCTATAAAATTAAAAACAGAGAACCAATTGCCATCAAAATTAATTACGATGAACGCAATTTATTAAAGCACGAGTCAACCATTCTACATTATTTATGTGATAAAAAATGCTGCAATATTCCAACCATTTATTATTACGGTTTATGGAATGAAAATCACATTATGGTCATGCCTTACTATAATAGTACGGTGTCAGACTTTATTAAGACCCATTCATCACCCAATGTAATGAAAAATTTGTTTTATCAATCAATACAGGTAATGAAATCAATCCATGCACAATACGTCGTGCATCGCGACATTAAACCAGACAATATTATGATACACAACAACAAAATCATGTTCATTGATTTCGGTTTGGCGAATTTTTATATGAACGAAGAAGGGTTTGTTCCCGACGATAAACATGATTCTATTACTGGTTCTCCTATGTTCGTTAGTCATTTCATTCATCAGGGGCATAGTCCCAGCATTCGCGACGACATTATCTCACTGTGTTTCGTATTTTTGAAATTCCATTTAAAAGAATTACCCTGGCAATTGCTAGACGATTACGATAATTCTATTACCTACATTGGTCACCAACAATTAATACTACAAAAAATAGAAATGCCATATAAGTATAGGGTTGACTATATCACATCAATATTGAAATATTGTTATTTACTCAATTACGACGACCTTATTGATTATGATGTAATTCTTAATTGAAATCAATATAAAAGGGATACGATTATCTAATATATATTATGTCTACCCCCATCGCAGATAAAGTTACCGGTCAAGTCAAATGGTTTAACACCAAAACGGGTTATGGTTTTATTACCGTTATTGATAAAGGAGACTATCACCTAAAAGATGTGTTTGCTCACTATTCCAACCTGCGCATCACCCACTCACAATATAAGTATCTTGTGCAGGGAGAATATGTCGAATTCGACATTGTGAAAACGGACGAAGGCGCACATGAATTCCATGCTGTTAATGTGTCAGGTATTCGCAGCGGTGATCTACTATGCGAAGTGCGTTATGCTGCCGAGAAGGAACGCGAGAAGCGTACCAATGAAAGACCCCAGGAAGGCGAAGACTGGCAAAATACTGGACGCGCACCCACTCGTCGTGTCCGTCGCGCTGTTACTCCTGCTTAAAATTGATAACAACGCATAACAAACACATATTTATAAATTTATTATTATGTTGGGACTCATTATAACGGTCCTTGCAATCATTGCATACATCGTCGTATACGATATCATGGGAGCACACAGACGAAACACTACTGTACATGTATATACACCCGCGAATCATACATCACTTGCGTCGACGCAAACATTCTCATATTCAGAACACACATGAATACATATTGCACTGTCATTCCTCCATAAAATTGATAACAATTATTCTAAACTACATATTTACAAATTTATAAATATGTTGCATTTCGTTATTGGAGTCATCGCATACCTCATCGCGTTGCATATGACCCACACACATCTCAAAATGATCAATAATGTTCAAACCGTTTTCTACGGGGACTTTTATTATCTAACCTCATATGCGTATGTTGTAATTGACGACCAACCAATGCAACAAATGGTACCAATGGACCCTATCATTTATCCCGCATATGATAATTATCCTGTTTACGTAACACCTCACGTTAATCAAACCAATAATAGCCTACACCTGTTCGGTCAAATGATGTAATCTTCCAATACGTCTAATTGTTCGGGCGTGTTTATACCATCACATTCGTGAACACTTTCGGGCGGGATTAAATACTCGTCCACAAAGTGACCATTATCACTTAAAATATGAATTATATCCGTCAAATAGTATTCTTTCTGTGCATTATCATTTCCAATCATAAACAAATATTTACATAACAATGATGATTTTATATTGTATATTCCACAATTTATTTTTTGTATTTTTCTCTCCGTATCAGAGCAGTCCTTCTCTTCAATGATTCTCACCAATTTCTCTGTATCCTGTATAATTCGTCCTAGACCATGGGGATTCGATTTTATCGCAGTTATTATAACAGAGCGCTCCGCATTTAATAAATTATTCATGGTTTTCATAGACAACAATGGCACGTCCCCGCAAATTATTAGAATGTCATGAGTTGGCACTTTCTCGAATTCGGGTATACAACACAATAAAGCGTGTCCTGTTCCTTGGGGAATGTCCTGGATTACGTACGTTATAAGAGGTAACTCCATTTCACATGTTATGTATTCTTCGATTGTACTTTTGATTTTTTCTTTTTGATCACCTACTACTATAAATATATTTTGTGGGAGCGTACAGAATGCATTTCGTAGTATACGAACTATAATTGGGATTCCCTTTATTGGGATACATACTTTCGGAACATTCGGATATTTTTTGTTCATACGCTTTCCCATGCCGCCAGCCAGTATCACTATACTATGCATTCTATTAATAATTACAATTACAAAAATTGATTTATATTATAATATATTATAATATATACTATATACCCCCCTGACAATATGTCTATCAAAATCGACGAAGAAACCGTTAACGATATTACTTATTTTATTGGCCGCAATGCTCGATCTAACTGGAAACTACTTGACACTGCCGACCCCAACGATATTTGGGTTCATTTGCATAACATGTCATCTCCTTATGTTATCATTCAAAATGAAGGCGAATTGAATGATGATGACATCCGTAATGCTGCTGAAATATGCAATCGTTATTCAAATAATCTAAGTAGAAAAGCTACCATTTGTTATTTGCCAGTGAAATATGTGAAAAAAGGTAAAACCATGGGTGAAGCTATTATGAAGAAACCTGCTACAATTAAATCGTTTCATTTCAAGTGAATGTGTTTTATAAATGTGGGTGTCAATTGGATTGTTCACGCGTTGGACATTTTTTTGATATTTTTCTATTAGAATGTTATTGAAATATTTATTTTGTGAAACGAAGAACCTCATCATCAAACATGCTAAAATATAAAGAATAATTATAACGATTATGCTTTCACAGTTACTTCTCTTATTATATGTTTCATTATTTTGGAAAGATATATTGAATCTTTGGTACTATCGGCTCCGCCAAGGGCTTCTGTCGCGATTTTCATATATTGGTCACCTGCTGCCGTTTCGCTAGTAAATGAATCTTTATGAGACATGGACCAGTCCCGTACATTGTAATAATTTTTTGTTTCCACATCCTTTATTAACTTTTTCAGTTGTTGTTTATCAGTACTGTCCTTTTCCCATTCATTTCCTTGTTTAAAATAGAGAACCTCACGTTTTTTGTCAGTACAATGAAGAGGTCGTTTATGAATATCCATATTTCCAATAGTATTATTAAAAATATCTATCATACCATTCAAGAAGCCAACATCTCCCATGTGTTCCAATTCCTTAGAACCAATACTCAGGTTCTCCATAAATGATTGAATTGACATCGCGTCTTTACATTGTGTATTTAAAAAGAAATTTAAATTGAACTTGTTATTGGTTGTAGTATTGTTTGTATTATTGGTTGTATTATTGTTACCGATCAATGGTATCATATCTGTTATTTGTTTTTGATGTTCTTTCATTTGTTTCATTGCTTCTGAAACTTGTTCGTCTTTTTGTTTCATTTGTTCGTCTTTTATTTTCATTTGACCCATCGCTTCAACTAATAATTCTTTATAATCTGTTTCATCCGAATCTATATATTTGCAGTTTTTCTTATGTTTCCATAACGAAGCACGATGTGTATATTCTTTTCCACATTCACACACATTATGCATTGGGGTTTTATTATATTGCCATATTGTTGCATTTGTTGCATTTTTATGTTTTGCTGTCATTGTGTGTCTGTCAAAATCCTTTTTATTGCTGCTTGTAAAGTTGCATTTTTCACAATGAAAACTTACTGGGGTTTTTTTGGGTTTTTGGGTTGCCATTTCTCCTAAATAATCCTGAGAAAATTATTTGGAATTCCTTAACGATTTAAAAAACATCAGTAACAACTTTTTCCCCTAAAAACACATTTTTAAAGCATCTTACTGCATAAGCACTTTTTGGTTTATTCTTTTGAAATACTATTTCAATATATACAGAATTGGACATTTATAAATGTCCAAAAGTAAGAATTCATATAGAGAATTTCAAAACGTTTGACAACAATATCTATTATAAAAGTATATAAAGAAATACCCTTCGGGAACTACGAATATACAGATTAATAATATAAGTACTTTGTATTGCTTTATAATTTCATATTTAAATATATAAAATTATATTATAGGAATGGTTGCAGTCCATTTCGAGAGAAGGTTCTCGGATAATGATATAGTATACTATTTTGAAACTAATAAACACATGACTAGCACGGTTGTAATAATTATTATAGAATAATATATAAGAATTTCTTGAAGTGGAGAACCTGACATCTAATTTTTTGGAACATGCGAAAAATGAAAAGAATGATTACAATGAGGATGGGTTCACCGATACTTCTTTATCTTTGGTCTTACTTTTTTTATCTTTGGTCTTACTTTTTTTATCTTTGGTCTTACTTTTTTTATCTTTGGTCTTACTTTTTTTCGTTTTCGATCGCGATGCACGCACAGATGATTGGATACATGCATTTTTTATTATATCGTTCGGCATTAATTGAATTATATCTTTCATTAACATGACATTATCGACTTTCTTTCCTTGGATAGGGTTTATTTCTAATACATTCTTTGATGTATTCTCGCCGCCAGCATATACAGAATTTGCGATGCGTACGCGTTCTTGGACTCCATCACGTATTGAAATTATTGTAGCGGTTTCAGATACAGCCGTTCTACATGCAAATATACTTAATTCCACATTTTCAATGTTAATATAATTATGTTTACAATATATTTCAATACCAGTGAGAATGTCTGGGATTGTTATTTTATTTCCACTACGGTTTATGTATTCATTCATTGTCGACCAATTCACCAAAATTGTCGACGCGTTACAATGCCATAATCCCAGGAATTTAGACCTATTGTTTTTGAGATCATCATGTGGGTTCACCGAATATTTCGAATTATCTACTACAAATGCGAGAGATTGGTTGCGTTGATGGGATTCTTGGGGATGTATTGTGCAAGTACATATTGCTGCTGGTAATAAATATTCTTCTTTCGCATCTTTCATAAATACAGCAGTCCCATCAAAACCATAAAAATGGATACCATTCAATCGTGTTGATACTGTTTGTTGTGATGTCTTGTACGTTTTGTATCCGCAAATATCAATCCCTGTCTCACCATGCGCGATAAATGCAAATGTTTGTATTATTGTGGGCAATACATCAACTCGCGCGTTATTCTCCGACATTAAATGAATAATTAATGGTATCTTACTCCGAATGAGTATAAAATGCGGGGCATTATGACTTAACCCAGTCAACGTTATATTTACAGAATTTTCGTATAATCCAGTCGTTGTTGTTGGTGATGTTGAAAGTTCGGAATATCCCGAATATTTATAACATTCTATTTCGCCCTTATTCTTCTCCAATACTGCTAATATACTGGGAACGTTAACATAGTCTCGGTCAAATCTCACATTTAATAAATGTATCATTGCTTTGCATATATCTTTTGATATACTATTTGTACATACATTATATACTACATTCACGTATGGGATTTTCACATTTTGTTTATTTGTTTCACTTGAAATTTTTATATTCAATAACTCAGAAGATGTTTTATATTTGACCGTACAAAATCCACGGAGTGTTGCTTTTATATCTCCCAAATCTATCATTATATAATCTTTAATTTCTGAACCGATAGGTGGTATTATATGCCCGACTTCCAAACACGATTGTACAGACGACAATATATTTTTATAGAAATTACGGTTTATTATGTCTTTTCCAAATGTGTTAAGCGTTTCAATACATGTGTTACATAATATATTGGCTTGGATATTGTTGGGGTCAGTTATATCATAGACTACTTCAAATATTTTATAATTTCTTGGTGCCTTGTGTGTTGTTTTCATTCTCACAATCGTTTGTCCTCTTTTCGGTTGTCCTATTTTCGTTCTCTTATAATAAGGCATCTTAATCATTAATTTGGTAGCGGCGTTTACAGTTAACCGTTTTTGTGTTTTTTTCCCATGTACACTTTTTGTCATATGTTTATACAATATACATATATATTTGTATTACGTATACCAATGCACAAATAAATAGCATTGGTTTGTTAGATTATTATATAAGATATAATTGTATAAAGTCATGAAAGGGTGACACAATGTGTGTGGGAACAGGGGGCGAGGGAGAAAAAAAGTAACAAACTGGGATGTTTCGTAAACATGATTATGCTTTTACAGTTACTTCTCTTATTATATGTTTCATTATTTTGGAAAGGTATATGGTATCTTTGGTACTATCGGCTCCGCCAAGGGCTTCTGTCGCGATTTTCATATATTGGTCACCCGCCGCAGTTTCGCTAGTAAATGACTCTTTATGAGCC